GCAACGAACCGCTCGACCGCGTCAAGGGCAAAGACCTCGCCGGCTCTGTCTGGCGCCCTTGGAGGAAGCCTGCGGTCCTCTTCGAGCGAGATCCTGCTGTGGACTACGGCACGTACGAGGCCCACCCCGACGACGCCCACGAGTACGACCCCAACGACCTGTGCCCGTTCTAAGCTACGACACGTGAACATCGCACGTCAGTATGGGGCCCACCTCGCCAAGCTCGCCTACGACTACTCGGAGGTCGACAAGGAGCACCCGATCTGGAATCGCGTGAAGCAGGACACAGGCATCGGGCTGCGGTCTGGCGCGCTCATCGGGGGTCTCGGAGGGTTGTCTGCGGGCGCGGTGACAGGCGCCTTGTCCGGCCAGGGCATCATCCCTTCTGCTCTGGGCGGTGCCGTCGTCGGGGGCGCCATTGGCGGCGGAGTCGGTGGCGGTATTGGCCTCGGGGTCGGCGGGATGCACGGGGGCTACGACGCAGGGCTCGTTCACGCTCTGCGTCGGCGTGTAGACCCGGGGTTCGATGACCATCCCTCGCTCCGCGCGGCGTTGGTGAACAGCCTCACGGGGCTCGGTGCGGCGTCGGTACCGAACGCGGTCATCGGCGCCGGTCTCTCCGAACTCGGCAAGGTTCACGGCCGCGCCGCCGCAGACCCCGAGGCCGCCCTCGCCGCCATGCGGTAGCCAAAGAAAAGCGACGCGGGGCCGTGAGGCCCCTGCGCAACTTTTCTTTGGCTCAGGCGGGGTGGAGAACCCCGTCCTTGACGACCCACCCTGGGATGGCGTCGTCGTTCGGGTGTCGTAGTGCGCCTTCGAAGTAGGCGCCACTGGTCTTTGCATCCCTCAGGCTTACGCCCCGGAGGTCAGCGTTTTCGAAAACCGCCCTCATCAGCTCTGCGCAGTTGAGCTGTGCGTCCTCGAACGAGGCGCCTGTGCAGTCTGCGCCTGTGAGGTCTGAGCCTGTGAGGTCTGCGCCTGTGAGGTTTGCGCCGCCGAGGTTTGCATACGTGAGGTCTGCGTTGTCGAGGCGCGCGTTCGTCAGGTCTACCTCCGCGAGGTCCGCGCTCGCAAGGTTCACCTCACTGATGCTAGCCACACTGAGGTTTGCCTTTGTGAGGATTGCACCCCGCAGAATCGCCCCATCCATGATCGCGTCGTGCATGTTTGCGTGTCGCAGGCACACGTCCGTCAGGTTTGCATCCACGAGGTCGGCGTCGCTCAGGTTCGCCCGTGTAAGTTCCGCCTGCGTCAGGTTTGCGCCCTTGAGGTGCGCGCCGGAGAGGTCCGCGTCAGAGAGGTTCGCTTGGGCGAGGTGTGCGCCCGCAAAGCCGGCCCCTGAAAGGTCAAGCCCACGGAGGTTGGCCCCGCCGAGGTTGACGGGCCCCACGTAGCCGTGGTCGCTCAACCACCACCACGCCGTTCCGTTGTAGTCGTCGATCGGAAGGCTCAACCACACCTGCGTCAAGGGGGTGACTTCGATCCGAAGACGTGATGGGACCCGCTGCGTCACTCCCTTCTTGCGGACCATGGGTGCCCGGTCGTCGCCCCGAAGGGCGAGGACATCGTCGAACCACCGGAGCCACGCCGAACAGGCGTCGTTCTTGACGAGGTCTTTCCGGTCTATGTAGAGGATGTTTTTCATGCGTCTTGTTCCTTATAGGTTCGGTGCGATGGAGAACCGGAGGTCAAGGACCTCCCTGCCGGTCAGAAGCCCCTTGGCTTCCCCATCGCGGAGCCAGTCCGCGACGTCGACGGCCCGGTCGCCAGTGTCAGGCACCGGGACGAGTTCACTGAGCATGTCGAGGAGCCTCGCGGCCCGGGGTGCGACGCATTGCGGGTAGGTGACGCGGGAGCGCCAACCCTCATCCGTGGTTTCCATCGTTCTCCTTGGTTCAACGCCCGACATGGGCGTTCTCTACCTCCTTATACCCGAACCCAGCAGCGGTTTTCACGAGGTGAAATCAGCTACACATCGACCTCTCGAACCACCCACTTGAGATGCGGGAAGATCTCCAGCAGCTCAGCGCACTCGGCGTTCGATAGCCTGCGATCCGGGAACGGCCCTCGGCAGATCTGATAAGGGTGCATGGGGCTATCGCTATCGCGGAGGATCAGCGTGAGCCGAGTGCGTTGCGCGTCTGAGAGACGCTCCACTTGCCATCCGGTGCAGTAGTCGGAGAGCAGGTTGTGCTCGTACAGCACGCGCATCTCTTCGCTCGCCTCTTCTGCGGCGTGTGCTTCCGCCTCCTTTGCAGAGAGGAACACGCGGAGGTTGATGGTCCGCATGGTGTCTTCGACGAGGTGGTACCTGCCTGTTCTGTCTGAATAATTGAACACCGTCGATCCAACCACCCAGACCTTCATTCGTCCCCCTCGTCTACGGCCCCGAAGAACCCGATGTCGCTACCGAGCTCCAGCGCCTTCTCCCTCGCCTGATTCAGGTCAAGCTCCATCACAGATTCTTCGCGGACGAGACCGACCGAGTCGCCATCCATGATCTCGTGGTGAATCTCTTCTGCGGACGCGAGGGAGTCGAACGGCGCCTCCTCCCTGAGAACGTCGATGACGTAGCGCGTGAGGTAGAACTTCCGTGCTTCGCTCACGTGCTCCTCTTGATCTCCGTAGAACCAACCACCCACTTGAGGTGGGGAAGGATCTCCAGCACCTCGTCACACTCCTCGTCGGTGATGCCCTCGCGGAAAGGCGCACAGAAGACGCTGTTGGTCTTCCTGCCGTGGAAGGTGCCGATGGTCTCGTCTCCGTGCAGGATCTTCCTGAGGCGCGCGTAGCTACCCTCGGTGAGCTCGTCGGTGATGTGGACGGGGCAGAATATCCACAGGCTTTCGCCGCTGAGGTATCGCTTGAGGGAACTTCTTCCCTCTTCGCGCGCTTGGTACATCGCAGCCGCTTCGGTGTCGAACACCTGAAGCGTCTCGGTGTCGACGGCGTCGTCAGCCCTGTGGAGGTACTTGTCGCCTTCTTCGAAGTGCGCGTGAGCGGTGTACCATACGGGCTGCGGCACGGGAGCCGGCGCCGGGTACGTCGTTCGTCGTTCCATGATCGCGCGTCGCGCCGCCAGGATCTTCTCTGTGCCCTCGGCCGCGACGATGGCGTCGATGAGCGCACGGTAAGACGCACCGCCATGCGAGTAGCCGTAGCCGCGCTCGCCGGTGTCGCCGGGGAGGCAGATCGTCTGTTCGAGGCCGCCTTGGCACTCACAGCGGTCCTCGGTGACGTTGCAGAGGCCGATCTTCTCAAGGCCGTCGGTGTCGATGTAGCGGATGATATTCATGGGTTCACATTCCTCCTTGTTCGATCGGCCAGCAACCTACCACCCACTTGAGGTGGGCAAGGATCTCCAAGACCTCGTCGCACTCGGCGTCGGTGAGAGCGAAGTGGAAAGGGCCTTGGAAGATGTCCTTTGTCTCATTGCAGCTTTCGCCCTTGTGCAGCAGGTCGTTGAGCCGCGCGTACTCTTCATCGGAGAGTTGGTCGGTGACAGACTCAGGGCAGAGCCGGTGAAGCACGTCGTTCCCGAGGGTAACGCGAAGCTCCGCCCGCTCTTCCTTGGTTGCTTCTTCTCGCGCCTCGCTCTGCTTGGAGAAGGTGCGGATGCTCCTGGTGACCAGCGCGTCGTCACACTGGTAGAGGGAGCCGTCGAAGCCTTCCGTGAAGTAAGGCGTTGCGATGTACCACACGACCGGCTTCATGAGGGTTCTCCCGGGGGATAGATGTACACAGTGATGTCGAAGATGGCGAGGTAGCCCACGATCAGGTTCCTCACGTCTTCCCAAGGAAGGCCGCCGAGCCCACAGCCGAGGGCCGGGATGGCGATGGACTTGATGCTGTGCGTCTGAATGGCCAAGCAGAGGTCGTACAGGCCGGCGTCGATGTAGCCGATGCGAGACGGAGCCCGCCAGTCAATCTTCGTGGGGAAGTGGATGACGAACTGAGCACCTTCCCGACAGACCAGTACGATGCCCACTTCCAGCCTGTGTTCCTTCCGCGCGCACGCCAGGAAGTACTCCTTCGCCGCGTTCGGGTATCGCTTCTTGAACTCCAGCGCGAGGCCCTTGCCCATCACCCCGACGGTGTTCACCGGATTGACAAGGGCCTGGGCGTCGGAGGCGAACAAGTCACCACCGGGTAGCTCGATGAGGTTCATGCCTTCCTCTTCGTCGAGCTCGCCCGGTGCGCCGCGCTCATGACATCTTCTGTCGGCATGCTCGCTCGATAGTTCTTGAGCGCCTGCTCTGCTTGCAAGACCTCATGTTGTGCGTTCGTGAGACCGGAATCGACCTTCGTGAGCATGGAGGTGAGCAAGCCCCTCATCTTCTCGACGATGTAAGACTTGTCCGGGTTGTCGCACCGGTAGAACCCAGTCGCCACCGGGGTAGAGCGGCGAATCTCGTACTCCATGGTCCCGGTCTCGGCGTCCCACTTCGCCTCGACGTGGTATCGGACGTAATCAGCTTCCTCGTCGATCTTCGCCGCGAGATCACAGAGGTCTGCGAGCACCTGTTCGTCTTGACTCATGTTTCACTCCGTGAACTTGGCGAGAGTCCATGAAGGATCTCGTAGATCTCCGAGACTCTGCGGTTGACAGACTCCCACAGGTTGGCCAGCGGCAGCCCGTTGATGAACACGCCCCAGTCCTTCCGCTGCCCGGTGCAGTTCACGAGATACTTCTGGTAGAGATCGCAGCGGTCGAGCACACGCTGTGCGACCTCGTCCTTCGCGTCCTCCCCGTATGCCGCTTCGACACGAAGCCGAGAGAAACCTCGTTGCCGCGCGGCTACAATGGCGCGCAGCGCCGGGTAGTTATCGTGCTCCTGAAACGCCGTTGCGACGTCGTCGAAGGTGGCGCTGAACGTGCCCTCGAACCCCCATGTAGCGCTCAAGACGCTGCGGTGGATGTAGTAGACCGCGTGGCTGATGGGCCCGCTTGATCCGACAGCGACGGACACCTTGTTGCCCAGAGGCACCTCGCAGACCTCTTCCCAGAAGTGGACCCAGGCGTTGCCTTCGCTGTACCAGCCCGCAGCGTCGGGGTGCCAGATGCGACTGGCGGTGAGCAGGTGTAGGTCTCTCATGAGATGTACTGCTTGGTCACTTGCCCTCTTCTTCATTACCTGAAGCGTTCTCGTAGGCCGCGATCTCGTCGAGAAATTCGTACAGTTCTGCCGCGAGAAACTTCTCGTCGATGAACCGCGCCAGCAAGTCTGTCAACGTGCTCTCGCTCCAGCCTTGCTTCTCGGCGGATTCACGGATAACCGTTCTGGCAAACAGAGGCTCATCAAGCTGCGAGATGAGCCTATTCACCGCGCCTCTCCAATGAAACTCGGCCCGGCATCAAAGCTCTCCGCGCGCTCGTCGAGGTAGCTGAGCACGTACGCATACCGCTTGCGCGCTAGCTGCGAGTCGTTGCCGCCAGCGTAGTAACCGTCATTGACGCTCATCACGTCTTGGACGAAGATCATGTCACCACCCAGGTCGCGCACCCAGAGGTAGAACGCTCGGGAAGCCTCGTGCTGCTCGATTGCGTGAACGGACGGCGACCCTTCGTTGTCTACCACGTCTTGAGACCCGTAGGCGTAGACCATGATCAGGTCGCCTACGTCGAGCGTGTCGGCGTTCGGGTAGGCGACCCCGAAGGCGCAGCCACAATCGATCTCGCCCACGCTGCCGCGAAGGGTCGTTGAGATGAGCAGGCGGTGGTCTTCGGGAACCTCGCGGAGCAGCTTTGCCAGCTCTCGGTAGGGATTCTTCTTGTTGGGTTTGCTCACAGTTCGGGGTCCTCTTCTTCGTTGAAGTTGTGTTCTTGTAGCACGAGCGGATCGACTACGTAGAACAGCTCCAGGGCGGCGAAGAGGTCGTAGCTCTTCATCCGCCGCATCGGGGTGCTTTCGATCATCTACTCGGTCTCCTTGGGGTGCGCCTCATCGAACGCAGCGGCGTGCCGCATCAGGTACTCGACGACGACGGCGTAGCGGTCCTTGGAGAACTTTTCGTAGTCGATCAGGCTGATGTCATCCTCCCCGTTTTCTTCCTTCTCCCACTCCAGTTCTTCGTTGGCGAAGTTGTCGTTGAACATCTCCAGGTCGCGGATGTCCTCTGGCGTCAACCCGAGACTCTCCGACCATTCTCGAAACATGTCCGACATGCTGTGGCGGAAGAATCCGTTGGGTTCGAACTCAGGGATCGCGTGGTGCGTCAGCGTCCCGAAGATGCAACCGCAGGGGCTAGGGGTGCCCGTCTCCCATGCGTAGTTCGCCAGGAGCCGGTCGGCGCCTGTCTCATCGAGCAGTTCGAGCATCTTTCGAAAGGGGTTCTTCATTGTTCTTCACTCCGTGAAAGGCGCGTCGTCCCAGTCGACCATCTTGGGGCTCACCACGTATTCGACGCGGCGGATCGTCAGGTCGCCCTCGGCGTAGTCCTTCTCAATGCGCACGACCCGCACATTATTCGGGGTCGTGTAGTGACGGATTCCTGGGGCACCCCAGATGTGCTCGGCGAGCCACTCCTCCGGCGTCATGCCGGTGATGAGCATGGTGACGCCGAGGGTGCCAGTCCCTTCATACGGATCGGCCCCGGCAGCACTGTCGTTCTCTTCTGTCCCTTCGAGCCCATACACGAGAGACCAGTCGATGAGGGAGAGCTTGCACTCGATGAGGTACCGCAGATGTGAGGCAAGGCTGGCGGAGTCCCTCGTCACATCTCCGCCCAACCGAAAGCCGATCACAGTCTGGAAGAGGTACCCCTTGAGCGGGAACTCCTGGCCCTGGGTCACAGCCCTTTGACCTTCTTGTAGCTCTGCATGAACTCGTTGACGTTGGCGCTGTGGTCCACACCGTCCCGTCGGTAGTAGATCTGTCCGCCCTTGACTTCGTCCACGTAAGCTGGCGTGCCATCGCGGCGAGATCGACACACATCCCCTTCCTCTGGCAGCGCAGGGAGCGTGAAGCTCTCCGGCAGGCACCAGTCGTGCGCCTGAGCGTCGGTGATCATCCCGGTGCGGTGCAGGTTGTCGACATAGATGGACCACGCCTCGCCGATGGCGGGCTTGTCCTTGGGGTTCGCCCCGGTCATTGCATCTCGAAACGCGTAGACAGCTTCACGTAGTTGCATCTTCAGCCTTTCTTACGACGAGACCCGGGTGACAGAGCCTTGAGGCTGTCTATCAGCCCGGAGGGAGATGAAGCTGCCAGATGCTGTCGTCCGCTCGCGCGGGATCTTCGCTCAGGAAGTTCTTTGCGGCAGCTTTCGTGCGGAACGCACAGTAGGGAGGGCCGTCTCCGTCTGACGGAGTTACCACCCACACCTCCTGGGTGTCGTGAAGGGGGCGCCAGTGGCGTCGGTCGACCACGTTCCTCGTCTTCGTGCCTTCCTCGATTTCCTCCAGCTCTTCCTGGGTCACGTCGACGAAGTGGGAGCCTCCCACGCGCTCCCACGTTTCCCCGTCGGAGAGCACGATCAGCGTGGCAGCGATCGACCGACCAGTCACCCCGATGCTCATCTTGTAGTCATCGAAGAAGTCCTTGATCGCATCAGGTCCGCCGTTCACATCGAGATAGGCGGTGAGCGCCGCGAATACGTCTTCCTTCTTGTTCATCACTTCGCCTCTTCTTGCAAGGTCTTCACGGCCTCGGCCGCGAGCAAACTGGCTCGGTGGACCAGGGCGGCCTTGGCGCCGCGCTTCCACGGGATCGGCTTGCCGGGGCGAACCTCCTCCGAGGCGAGCGTCGGAACGAGATCCAGCGCAGCGACCTCGAATGCGTAGGTGTCGACCTGCTCGCGGTTTTCTTCGCAGCGGTCTGCGAGGTACGCCAGCATGGCGGACATCAGTTGGCCGAATACGTGGGCTCGGCCCTTGCCCCCGCATTCTCCAATGGAGGCACCCTCGTCGCCTTCGAAGTACCACGTCAGTGTGCCGTCGTCGCGGTGGGACCATGCGAGACCCTTGGCGTTGACCTTCCACCCTTCGACCTTGGGCATCTCTTGCCCACAGGTCGGGCACTTTGCGCACTTCATCTTCGTTGCTCCGTTCGTTGGCGGTGTTTCGACGGCGTGTGTGCCGTCACGCCCTACTGCGATGACGCCCTTCGTCGCGCGGTCCAGAAGCTCTTTGCGTGTCGACGGGTCTGAGAGGATGACGCGTACGTCACGCCTCATCCCAAAGCTCCAAAGGGAGACTCACCCATTACGATCTCTTCGATGGGCACGCCGCAGGCGTTGGCGAGCGACTCGATCACTGCTTTGCACAGGGTTTCGACTTCTGCTGCCGAAGCGACGAAGGTCGCTGAGTGGATCGCACCGTTGTGGTTTTGCCCGCCTACGTAGACCATGGTGTTCTTGTTGGGGTGGTAGTAGATCGACAGCGTGCCGAACGCTTCTCCTTGTTGGGTCAACTTGTAGTCGCCAGCGGGAAGCTGCTTGTCACTCATGATTCGTGCCACCTTCCTCCACCCACATGTAGTGAGGGTTCGTGCGCAGCAGCTTGTACCCACCCGAGGGATTGGTCAGGAAGCACACGGTGCCGGGGTCGCAGGACAGGGTCTTTGTGGTGTCAGACCCCACCAGCGCAGATGCCACACGCCGCAACGGGTACATGTCGGGCTTCTCGTCGGCGTTGCGCATCTTCGCGTGGAGGTAGGACGCCTCGCCCAGGGCCTTCCAGAAGTCCCAGCCACCCATGCCCGCCGACACGAGCGCCGAGAGCAGCCGCTCCACGCCCGCCTCTTGCAGCCCCGCCAGCCGCGTCTTGTCGACCTCTCTTCCGTCGAGGATGCACCCGTCGTACTGGTCGTCGAGCAGGTCATGCCTCGGGTCGTCCCGCTTGTCGTCTCCCCACCGCTCCCAGAGCTCCACCGCCGTCAAGCGCAGGGGGTAGCTGTCGATGTTCTCCCACCCGTAGTAGTTGGCGATGTCGACGAGGCAATGCGCGCGGGTGACAGAGTTTTCGTCCTTCCCCTCGGCGAGCACCTTTTCCTCCGTGTCGCCGATGTAGGACGCCACCGCCGATGCGTGTGCCCAGTCCTGGTCTGCGTAGACGTCCTCGGGGATGTCGTGGCGGAACACCTCGAAGATGGTCTGCGGGGTGGTGTCCTCGTCGCGTCCGTCGGCTCGGCGCCAGAACTCAAGGCGCGTCTGGCCATCGGCCTCGAACAGCACCCACATGTCGTCGAAGAACTCCCCGGAGCCGGAGAACTCGTGGAGCTTCTTGATATTGTCCTTCATGTTTTCGCCTTACTTTCAATGGCCCGAAGCAGCCCCGCGAGAGCCTTCTCTTCGGTTGAGTCAGTGACCACGTCGTTGACAGGAAACAGGATCGAGTCCGCTGCTTCCGGTGGCCTCTTGATGTACTGAATACATGCGTCGAACAAGGCGGGGTCCCCGTCGCTCGTATCGAGGTACACGCGTAAGGGGAAGTGCTTCCCGAAGCGCTCACGAGCAGCGTCTTCTACTCGACGGCGCAGCGCGCGCAGCGTGGCCCGGGCGCTGGCTTTGTTCACGGGTTCACCGGGTGAAATGTCGTGTCATCCCTCAAGCACTGCACGAGCTCCCAGACGAAGCCATTGTTCGATGTGAGCCTCGGCAGGTCGACCCCTTCGCTCGTGCGATGCCGCTCGGAGATGACTCCGTAGCCAGGGGCGTAGTAGAACGCGTAGCGGCGCTCAAAGATCGGTAGGTTCCCGTCAATGATGTGGGCGGGCTGTGTCACCAGTCCGATGAAGTAGTGCTTGTCGCGAGGCAGGTTCGCGAAGTGCGACTGGACGTGCGCGAAGATCTGTAGCCGTAAGGCTTCCTGCGCAGGAGACAGGCCGAACTCGCTATTGGGTGCTTGGGTCATGTGTTCACTCCGCGAAAGGCAGTCGGAACGAAACCGTCAAGCTCTCCTGGGTCGGGACTGGCAGGAAGTAGGTCCATAGTTTGCTGGAGTAGGTCACAGCTTGGTAGCCATTGGGGATGTGCGCCCTGGCGTCGCCTGGGACGGAGTACTCCTTCCTCACGCTCGCAGGTACGGCCACCAAGATAGTCGCCTCTGCGTCTTCATCCTTTACGGACACCGCCTGCAAGTACCACTTGTACGCCGCGTTGTGCTTGGCAAACACGGCACGGTCACAGATGCCCCGAAACTTCTCGTTCTCTTCGAGGTCGTCGAGGTTCACGGCGTCACGCTGGCCCAGATCTCCTCGTACTCCGGGTGGTCGGGGCGAGGCTCGCCAGCCGGGCGGACGTGGGCGGCGAGTGTGGCATCTCGCCGATAGTTGAATAGAAGCCTCTTGTAATCATGGCATCTTTCGTCCCGGTTCTGCATTTTCAGGGCGTGTTCACTGGACTTTGCCACTGCGCGACTGTACTTTTCAAAGTCCACCTTGACCTTGCCCACCTGTCGGATCAGTGCGGGCTTCTTGACCACACGGCATGTCCAGCCACAAGTAGTTGTGGGGTCTTGCATACGCGCCCACGCCTCGGCCCAAGGCTCAATCTTCTCTCGATCAGCTTCGGTTTCTACGACCGCGCGTAAGGTCACCCAGGCGTTGACCCCGCGTTCGAGCTTCACGCCGTATTGCGCAGGTTTACGTGATGGGTAGTCCTCTGCCTTCTTCGTCTCGACGATGTCATCCACGTCGCATTTGCCCAGGTAGACCATCACATCCAGCTTCCGTGTGAGGTACACCCCGCCGAGCTCGTAGTCTGCCTGCGTCAGGTCCTTCGTCGCCTTGCGCTCAGCGGCCTGGAGCATCGCCGCATGGAGGGTGGACGCTACTCGCACGAGCCGCAGTTGGGTCTCGTTCCTTCCCCAAACGAACGGTCCTTCGAGGATACCTCCCTTCTTTGCCCCGCTTGCGAGGAGTGCATCGAGCACCACGTCCTCTCGCATGTCCACGTAGAGTGTACCATCGAGCACGCCTTGGAGGCGCACCTTGTATGCGCGACCGCCTTCTTGCCGCTTCTCCAGCGACAGGATCTCAACCGCCTTGATGGGGTCGTTGTCGAGCTCCTGCACTGTGGAGCCCTTGCCGGCCCAACGCGCAGCGGTTTCACGTCCGTCCTTCGACGAGGCGTCTACGGCGAACGCCGGGGTCGCCGTAATGGGTGGTGCGATGTCGAGGTCGTCGAAGCCGACCCAGCCGCGATGTACTTTGCAGGGGTCACGCTTGAAGTACGCGATCTTCTTGGGGACCTCACCGTAGATGATCATGACGGATACTCTCCCGTGTTCCTCGGGTCGATCCCGAGTTCTTCGTATACGATGTCCATCTGTTCCTTGAGGCCCACGTTCTTGGGCAGCGAGTGCCCGTTCGCGAGGCGCAGGAACATCTCGATGAAGAGCATCTTCACCAGGAAGTCATCTTTCACAGCCGCTCCAGCGTCGTCGCAGTTCTTGATCCACCTGTCGATGGTTTCTGCGCCGTAGACCTGCTTCGAGGCTGCCCAGTTCAGCTCTTCGAGGTCGGCTAGCAAGGCGATGTCAGCGAAGGCTTTGAAGAGACGTTCACGGTTCACTTGCTGCTCCTTGGCCACGGGACAACTTTCCATTGCCCCAAGATCTCTCTCATCGTCAAGCTCGCTTCCATGAGCACGGCCGCGTGCACCCGCTGACCTTTTGTGTGCAACCCACGGAGCGCTTCTTCTCGTGTGGTCTTCTCAACCGTGATGTTCCACCACAGGCGTTCGATCTCCACGATCAAGACCGCCTTTTGCGCTCTGTCGTACCAGAACACGAAAGCAGGATCTTTCGCCTCGCCTGTCGGTTGAACCAGCCGGCCGCGCTTCATCGCCTTCACGGCGCCGCCGATGTTCACGCGTCAACCCGCCTTGTAGTCAGACAGCAGCACTCCGGCGTGCACACCCTTCGCGCCTCGTCCGACAAGCTCAATCGTTGCCTTGTCCCAGGACCACCCGGAGGTAAATTGGCCATCCGCTTCAGCGTGCACGAGCGCACGGACCATGGCCTCATCCGTCGCTGCGATGACAAAGCCTCTGTATTCGTCATAGTTGCCGTCAGGGCGGGTGACCAGATAGATGTTCAGTTTCACGTCTCTCCTTGCGTAGCTTCGGTGCCGTCATCGCCGTCGAGGCGCTCCCCGCAGTCGCCGCACTTCTCTTTGGCGCCGTCATCACACAGGAAGACGGGTGGTGCGTCGTGACCGCCAGGGTCGATGTCCCAGCAGTTTCGGCACACCAACCCATCCAGGCTCACGTAGCCGACGATCTCCCAGGCGTGTCGCATGGGTGTTACTCCCTGGCCTCTTCGAAGTTGTCCCTGCGCTCGCAGTTGCAGCAGGAGAGCTCAGGGCTGTCGTCGGGGATCCACCCGACCACGACCCATCCCGAAAAGTGCCCGTGCTCGATCGCGGCGCTCGCTTCGGCCAGCAGGTACTCCTTCAGGTCGCTCACGCACCCAGGGCAGACCTCTTCCCCGTCGTCGAGCAGGAGCCAGACACAGTCGTTGATGAGCGCTTCTACCTCTTCGAGACTCAGCGCTTCCTTGCTCACGTGTTCACTCCGTGAAACTCACTCAAGCACGAGCTTGTCGTCGCCACTCGTGTAGCCCGGGAGCTTGTAGGACGGCCACACCTCTCCGTCCTTGTTGATCTGAAACTGCGTGACCGCCTGCACCGGCATACCCCTCCAGCCAGTGCCGTACTCGACCGCGACGTAGCCGCCACGGTTTTGCCCGATCGTGGAGGTGTTCGCCGCACCCATCGGGAGCTCGCTGGCGTGGCTGCCGTGGACACACGGAGTGTCATGCGGCAGGTGCACCCGGCCAGACGCGTTCGGGTCACATTCGACGAGCTCGCCGTCCTTGTGCAGGCCGAGCGCGTGGATGATGTACTGACCGCGCTCGGTGTTTTCATCCTCGGGGTTCATCGAGCCGGGCTGAACGACATTGATCGCGTAGAGCTTCACGTCCGCCTCCCGTCCGTACCAGAGGTTGAGCACACGCATGGCGCGGTCAATGGCGTGCTTGTACGTCTTGCCGCAGGAGCGAACGACGACGGAGATGCCACGGGGGTCGTAGGTCTTCATTTGATTCCTTTCTGTGCGTTTCGGATCAGCTCCGCGTGAGTCTCACACAGGAGGCCCTCGGTCGCTTCGGCGGTGCAACGGAGGCAGATGCCTTTGGCGATACGTGCGCTACGCGCTCTGCTCACACGCAGTCGGTTCTTCTTGGCGTGAGCGGGGCACAAGACGCCGTTGACGGCCTTTTCCGTGCAACGAGTGCAGATGCCCTTGAGCTTTCTGTCGCGTTGTAGCTTTTTGCGCGTTTTCCGCGCGCTGGCTACGCACTCTGTGCACAGGTACGAGCTGTTCGGCGCGACGTGGCGGTGGCGATGGTTTCGACAGCGACGCGTCTTGCGCGCCTGCTCTGACCGCTTCGCGTGCCGGCGTTGTGCGTTGTAGTCGCACACACTCCCGATCCTCCGCCCTGGCAGGCGGGGCTCTCGGCCGCAGGAGCAGAGCCCCTTCTCGTACCTCTCGTCAAGTCTCGCTTTGTCTCGCTTGCGGCACTTTTCACACCCCGCCTTCCCAGGTAGTGCGTCGTTGGTGCACCATGCGCACATCCCGGGAGGGCGATCTGTGAGGCGGAGCTGCTTTTGCATGAGACAGTTCGCGCACTTGCTCGTCGTGTCCTCGTGCGGCGTGCCGCAGTTGGTGCACTTGCCTTCGTCGCGCTGCTTCTGTCGAAAGTCTCGGTAGTACTTGAGGCAGCCTTCGCAGTGCTTACACCCCTTTTTTGGTGGGTTGGGGCAGCGGGCGCACTTGGTCTCTTCGGTGCTCACGGCGTTGGCGAGTCAGCCTCCTCGACTGTGAACAGGATGCGGTAGTCTGCGTTGGCGATACGCGTGGCCTTGAACTCTACCAAACGCCAACCGCGAAGTTCGAGGTCTACCAACAGCGCGTACGCGATACCACCGAGGTTGGCAAGGACGAGGCCATCGTATTGCATGGGGCCTTTGCTTGTGGCTCGCTTGATCGCTTCTCTGAACAGTACCGTGTGCAACGCGACCAACGGCCCTACCACCGGGTGCGCTTTCGCGGCCTTCGGTATTCCCAACCGCTTTGAGGTCGCCCATAGACTGAGCTTCATAGATCAGTCCTTCTCGCCGGTCTTCTCGGCGCTGTCGAAGCTCCATTCGTTGGCCTCGCAGAGAGCTGCGATCGCAGCTCGATGCGTAGTTTCACGGGGCTCGCACCAGTCATCAGGGCTCACGCTGATCTCCTTGACCTGGATCTCTTCGAGCAGTTCTCTGCGGCCGAAGAAGTAGGAGTAAGGGATCTCCGCGTAGGCGCCCGTCACGATGGTGGCGTCGCTGTGCTCGTCCACCCAGTCGATCTTGTCTCGCGTCTCGACAGGGATCGCGCCGCGCTCGGTCGTTGCCACAGTCCAGGTCAAGACTCGTCGCATTCGAGGCTCCTCCCTAGCACATGCTCTAGTGCGCGACGTACGGCATCCCGCGAAGGACGGGCGCCGTGGCCATCATGGTCTTCGAGCTCTACCTGCTCATGGTCCCATAGCCAACTGAAGACCTGTCGGCAGAGGTCTCCGGTGACATCGCCATCGTAGACCTTGTTCGCCTCGTACTGGATGTGCTCAAGCGCCGCTGCGTGCTGCATCGCCGAGTGGTGCGAGTCGTCCGCGACCGGGTAGTGCTCCGCAAGGGTCAGGAACCAGTCGCGCAGCCATGCGTAGAGGGCTGTTGGTCGCACGCCGCCCTTGCGGTACATCTGGAACGAGAGGTGCTCGACCCACCCGCTGCCCCAGTGACTAGCGCGTGTGAGGCGCCACCGGTTGCGGTGCTTTTTGATCTCACGTAGCAGGACGTGGTAGTTGCTCTGTTCGAGAAGCCCCGAACCACGTGTCAGGATGACGGGGCCGAGCACCCACGTGTCCGGGTTGAGCAGGACAGGGTGCCCAAAGGAGAGGGAGAAGTCACTGGGCAGCTCGCGTGACTTCGCGCGCAGGTCGGCACGCGCAACGAGCATGTCGGGCTCAGGCCACGGGGGCGTATCTCGCTCAGTCGTCGTCGACATCACGTAGCTCTGGAGCCTGCACCAAGGCTCTTGCGCTCCTTGGCGGCCAGGATGCTTCGAACTTGGATGAAGGGGTTGACCCAGGTGTTGTTCATTTGCGCTCGTTGTCAGCGAGGGCTCGGGCCGAGGCACCCCGAAAAGAGATGCCCAGGCCGCTCGATGACCTCTCCGCCCCGTGCGCGGCAGGAGCTTTCGAGCCGCGCATTCCAGAAGACCGAGATGATGAAGATGACCATCAAGGCGCCGATCCCGATGCGGAGTTCTGTGTCCATGTTGTCACCTATCTTCACTTCTTCAGCTCCACCTTCTCAGGCACCGCGACACGTCGCTGGAGCAACCCCGCCAGGATCGTCACCTTGTCGGCGAGCTCCACGTGGCTCAGGCGCCACACGACATGCTTGTTCCCTTCTTCGTGCGATCGGTCTCTCACAGCGATGTCCATCATCGTCTGTAGGTCGAGGTGGTCTCTGGCGACCTCGTAGAGAAAGACGATGAGGGGGTCGTTGGTCTCCAGGGTGATTCCGTGGGTGGGATTCCCAAGCCCGAGCGTCATCATCGTGGGCACGCTGACGCCTTGCCCTTGCGCCTTGCTGATCTCCGCCTTCATCTCGATCAGCAGGTCCTCCGTGATCGTATGAGTGAGCGGCTTTTCGCGCAGGTAGGCCGCTATCATTCGTTGGACTGCGTTGTGGCTCATGTCGTTCACTCCATTCCTGTTCTGTCTGCGGGGCGAAACACGTAGGAGGGCTCAACAAAGAAGCCGAACTGAAGACGCCGCTCCCTCTGTCGACAGACGTGCTCCCACTCTGAGTACCACCCCTGTTCGCCGTAGCGCTCATTGAGCGACGCTCGTGCGCTTTCGGAGACGTTACCTGGCACGAGGTAGACAAACCGCGACTCGTAAGGGCAAGGTCGATAGAGAAAGTTCATCGGTCTCCTCTTCTACCAGATACGCTCGTGTTGTTAGCCGTTAGCGGCTACGCGTTACACAGAGCAGTTTCACGGCGTGAAATACACACCTGCTGCACGCAGGGTTACACCCTGCGTTGGCGCGGCTCTTGGTGTTTATGGGTACGAGCAGAGAAGGGTGACTGGGCGTACTAGACAGTACGCTCGCGCTCGGCGCCAGCAGGAATCGCGCTGGCGTCGGTGGTAGTGCCGAGTGAGCCGTCGGGGTTGCGGTAGCAGTAGGTGACGGTGGGGCCTGTGTTTCCCCCTACACGCACCGGGGCCACGCGGCTCGTCACTCGATACACCGTCGGGGCTGCAACCGTGGTGGCCATGTCAACTCACCAGCGCGATGCCGTCGTTCAGGACGGCGACGTTCCAGAACGCGGCGCGGTTGAGGGTCGCGCCAAGATCAACTCCGACGACCGGGGTACGCCCCGGCTGAAGAAGCTGGAACAGCGTGCTTGTGCCCAACAGGTTTCCGCCGCACACCCACTGCGCGTCCACGAGGATGTCGCTCCCGCCTTGGTCCGCCATGGCGGACCCCGCGATGTTCCCCGGATTGTGCAGCGCCGCTCCGGTGAAAGAGGAGCCGCTGAGTCCGTACTTGATCCAAGCGTTGTTGTACCCGGTGCCCACAAGCTCGGTGTGGGCGGCGTTGGTGTCCAGTCCCGCGTTGATCAACGCGACCGGGTCGGTATTACCGGGCCACACAGGATTCACCAGTGCATCGCACCCGATGATCCCGCACGCGCCTACGTTTCCCACGGGGAACGGAGTTCGCCGCATGATCGCCAGCCACGAAGGGCCTGCGTCATCCACGATGACGTGGAGCTTCATAGCTTCGTTGATGGTGCTGCTTCCGGTCGAAGATCCGGCCATTGACGTGCGGAAGAAGTTACCGCTGACGTACTGGGAAGTGGATGCGTTGCGCGGGGGTGCCGTTGCGGTTCCCGACGTGAGAACGCCTGACGCTGTGTACTCGTGCTTCCACGCCCGATAGTCGGGATTCGCACCCCCAGGGGCCGCCGTGTTCCTCTGAAGACTCCATGCGCGCGTTCCGCGCGTGAAGCTGACCCACGCGCCGGGCGCCGTGCGCAGTGCCGTCGCGAGGGTCGACGCAGCGGCCGGTCGCGACGCAAACGGCTCACCCCCCGTGCCGGTGCCGTACCCCCCGAATGTGAACCCGTTGTTCGTGACGCGGAAGACGGTCTCGGCGACCGCCGCCGCACCATCCGCGCACGCGATATCTCTGTAGACGATGAGCGTCATTCTTCAGCTCTCCGAGTGATGCGGACGTGTGCGCCGCTGATGATCGCGTAGTCGGTGATCGGGTCCACGATGCCTGTACAACTCACCTGAGGACGCCAGATCACGGCGCTCGCCGGGAGCGTGAAAAGTACGGTTTTCCTCGTGCGGTTTGTCTCAGTCCACGAGAGCGTTGCGACCACGTCGTTCGCCTCGTTGAGCAGTCGGAGCGTGCCGGTACGTCCTGCACTGCTGACGCGTCCGATTGCGTCGAGAGTAACCTCGGTGATGCGGCCCGGGATCGCGTAGTCGGAGGGAGTGAAGCCCGCGCCGCCCTTCACGTCGACTACACCATCCGTGGTGGCAAAGTAGTCGAACAACGGGATCATCCGAGGCCCGTCATCGACTCCGAGTGCAGCCCGTGCACCCGCCGCGTTGCCGCTCCCCGTACCGCCTCGCGCCACTGTCAGGGTTCCGCTGGCGATGTCCGCAGCGCCGTGGGTGTGGGACGCTGCCGCAGCGTTGATGGCCGCGCGCCCTGCGGCTTCGTCTACGGCGGTGAGCGAGGCGCGGCCGACGATGCTGGAGTCGGTGATCCCCGACACCGTGACGGTCATCGTGGCCCGCGCGACCGACACGGACGTGACGCCTTCGGTGATCGGGTCGTTCGTCGTGATGTACCAGATCGAGTCCGCGAAGGCGCCCCCCTCGCTCACGGGAAACGCCGCAGATGCTTGTAGCTCCGTCGGTGACGGGCGTGACCACGCACCCGCAGCGACGATCCAGGGGCCGTTCTGAGCCGCCGTGCTCTGCGCCGTGAGCAACACGCGATCGCCCCCAACGAGGGCGACGCCGTCGATCGTCGTAGGGCCGGATCGCGACGCTACATTGGCGGTCGCGACCGCACGGCAGGCTCTTTTGTAGAGCAGCCCGCCGACGGTCGCATCCACGTAGCTTCGCGTTGCGATCGAATCTGTGTCGACGGTGATCGTGCGATCTGCGCCGAGATCACCCCCGCCCGTGAGTCCCGTGCCTGCACTGATCGCCCGTGTGGTAGGCACCACGCCCAGCGACGTACGCGCATCCGCAGCGGTAGCACCACCCGTTCCGCCTCGCGCCACCGCGAGAGTGCCGCTGGCGACCTGAGACGCGCTGTGCGTGTGATTCGCGCCGCTGGTGACCGTCGGGTTGGGGTACGTCCCGCCCAGGTCTCCGCCCGCCCCGCTGGAGGGTGTGATTGTCCCGGTGATTTGTCCCGAGGTGTGCGTGTGATTCGCACCGCTGGTGACCGTGGGCGCAGGGTAGGCTCCGCCTAGATCTCCGCTGGCGGGTCCGGTGGGCGCAGCAGTGGCAGGTCGTAGCGGGCGACTGATCAACACGCGACTAGGGTAAGCCGCCTCGCGGCTTTATCCCGTCTTCCTCCTTCCGTGTTGGCACACCGAGCACGACTTGATGGCTCCCAGCGCCTTCATCTGGTCGTCACGGGTGGGGTCCCGGCCTTCGTAGACCGACTTGCCGCAGCGGCAAGAGATGTGTACGAGGACTCCGCCACTCAGCTTCTTGCCTCGCTCACGTTGTGGTGCGTCGGCCTCTGCGGTGGCCGCCACCACTTTCACTCCGTGAACAGTCTCGATCCCCGCACGGTCCTCCGCTGAAACACCGTGCCGGTTGCAGACGAAGCGGTCCACTTCGCCTTCGTCGTCGAGGAATGCGTGTGTCGCTCGCTGCTTGCACCGGCAGACAACGAGGCGCTCACAGGCGCAGAGCGTGCGCCACCGTCGGTCGCTCGCGTCGAGCGCTTCGCCGTAGGTGTCTGTGCAAGAGTGGCAGTTCATGTGGTTTTCTTTTTTTGCGTTAGGGCAGCGCTGCGAGGTGCCAAGAGGGCGTGCACTCTTCCCCGAATACCTTTCGGTAATCTTCCTTCATATCACACACCTCTTTGTCGAATCTGTCTGACAGCAGCGTTTCGCCCAGAGGTAGCACAGTTACGCTCTCAAGGAACCGAAAGGACTTCCTCACGCAGAGCGCGTAGTGCCCGCGCCAAAGGCTCAGTATCATGAGCGAGGAGCCAGGACCGAACTCGGCGAGCCAGTTGTAACCGTTGGCCGCTTTTAGTTGCTCCTTGCTGAAGGTCACACCGTAGAAGATGTTGGCTGATGCGATTTTGCTCATAGTCTCCACTCAACCCTGTCTTCGATGCCCCACTGCGCTACGAACTTGCGCGCCTCGGCCTCCGTCTCAAACGTGTTGAACCTGAACGCGTCGTCGACCCACATCCAGACCGTGCCCCCCTGGAAACCCGGCGACATGGTGTACTTGAGGCGGAAGTGGTCGCGCCCCATTCGTCGCAGAGCCTCTTCAGAGAGCGGTTCGTTTGGAGGCTGTGGACAACATGCCGGGCGGGGCGGGATGCGCCTGTAGTAGTTCACTCGGTCCTTTGTTCAGGTAACAGTGAATCCAAGACGCCAGAGCGTCTTGATCGTGACGAAGTCGTTGAGCATCTCCCAGATGCGCCGCGCCTTCTCGGTGGGCAACCTTACGCGCTCCAGGTAGGTGTCGTCTCCGCCCCAGATGACGATGTGGTTATTGTTTTCGGGGTCTACCGGCCATTGCGACCAGTGAGCCCAGACTCCCGCACGGGTGCCTTTGAGACTTTCACCGGTGTGGCTGTGAACTTCACGGCGTGTTCCGTCTGGCTCGATGCGCAGGTCCATGGGAGGACTCCAATGCCCCACGCGATCGCCCGAGGCGAACGTCTTCACGCGCAGATTGAGTTCGGGCGCCCACTCCACGCGGCCGGTGGCGTACACCCTTCGCTGCGCGGCGGCGTGATGACGATTGGCGAACTGACGGCCCTCGTTCCAATGGGCTCGGTCGTCGTCGCAGTCAGGGACGAGTAGGTGCTTCTCAGCGATGACAGTGCTGTGTTGCATGTTCACCTCGTGAAATCACGCTTCTTGTTCATGGGATGTGTACCTTTCGAGGAATCAGTAGATAGAGTCGAGATAGTTGTAGCGGCTGAACTCAACTTCTCGGTTGTAGTCTACCGCGTCCGCAACCGCCCTGACTGCACGCGCGAGCGTGTCATGCGCTGTCCAGGCGAGGCTGAGCTGGTAGTGAAGCCAGCGCCGACGGTTTCGGTTCCGTCGATGCACCTTCGACCGCACCTTGCGAAAGCGTCGGAACTCAACCTGATGCCACACCACCCAGGCGTGGAACCACGCCACCACTTGTGTCCTGTACCTACGGCGCAGAATTCGCAGGGAGCGTGAGACGTCTGCGCTCGGTGTGAAGGGCTTGTTTTCGCGCAGGGCGTTGAGCACGGCCTCAATGGACGAGGAGAGGTGCGCTTGCCACGCGAGCATGCGTGTCAATCAACACCCGCGTTCTTGAGCCGCTTTTCACTCATTGGGCACCTCCTTCACCTGCTGACACACGGAAGCGCAAGCGGGCCATTTTCCCACTTGGCGGAGGGCAGCTTGGCCCACGCGAGACCTTCGGCTTCACCGCGTGAACGTCTTGTGTCATGTTACCGTACCTTCTCCTTCCAATCGTCTACGAACTTGTCGTAGACGGCTGTAGCCTTCTGGCTCAGCGCGGACCTTCTTCTCAAGGCGGAGGTTACGAAGGTCAACGGTGAGGCTCATTCGTCATCGTCGTCTGATCCGTTCGCCTCGTCCCAGAGCATCGACGCTTCCATCTCCACGTCTTCGACCGCACGATCCCATTCGTCCCGCGTGAACGGGTAACGGAGCGTCACGGGCATGACTTCCGCGTCCGATCCCTCCACGATCGACCCGATCGTCACTCCTTCTGCTACGACCCTGTACTGCTTGCGGCTGACTACGCACTGCACCCTGTACGACGTGCGAGATCCAGACCCCGCCTCTCCGTCGACCGGCTTGAGCGCCAGGATCTCCGACGAATCGATCGTCCCGTCGAACGGCAGCGCGTACTCCACCACGTCTCTCGGCATCGACTCGGGCGGATACGCCTCCCCGTGCGGCGCTAGCACCCCGTACAGCAGCTTCGCCTTCGTCTCCGTCAGGTCGAACACGAACACCCATGTCTCCTGGAGCGGTTCACCGCACTCCTCCAGGCACTCCCGCTCCAGCTTCACCCACGCGCCGCAGTCGGTCGACTTGTACACCCGACCCGACAAGAGCGAGTCGCTCCTCTTCACGTCCTGCGGGTCCCAGTCTACCCCCACCGCATCGAACAACTCTTCGTGACAGTTGATCGCGTTCATCCGCCTACCTCCCTCTTCGGTGTCGCGACGACCACGAGCGCCGCATGGACAGGGTCCTTCTGCTTGTCGTAGGCCGTGAACGTCTCCTCTTGGAGCTTCTCATCTCCGACGTCCCAATGCACTCTGGACCGCCGGGACAACTGGATCGCGGCCTCGGCGCTTTCCGCGTGGACGGTGATGCTGCGTGTGCCAACCCGCGTGTACGTTTCTGTGACCAGGAAGGGCCGAAGTTGCTTCATGGAACCTCTTTCGCCGAGACGTTCTCGATCTCCTGGTACTCGCTCCCGGTGCTCTCTCCGAGCTCTCCTTCGCTGTAGCGCGCATGCGCGAAGTCCTTGGCCGTCTCGCTGTCCGGGGCTTCGACGATGTAGTTGCGTTGCCCCTTGAACACGATGCTGACCTCGAAGGTCTTGCCCTGCTTCTTTGTGACGAGAGGCTCGCAGCAGACGGTGCAGGTGTAGCCTTCGGCATGGCGTGTGCCGCGAAAGACGGCTTTGATGTGGCTGACCTCTACGTCACCGCCATCGTCGTCTCCCTTCATGCAGGGGACACAATAGTAGCGCTTGTCGTAGAGGTATCCGACGAGGTCGAAGCGGTTGCCACTCACTTGAAGTGCTCCGTGGCGCAGACCAGCACGTCACCGTGAATGGTGTCGGCGCTACGCCGCATCCTTCGGAAGATGCGGGTGGCGACCTTGTTGACGGGGAGGTTCATGAGCTTGCCTTCCTCGTTGACGAGCATGATCGTCCTCGGTGACAGCATGACAAGCTCGACGTAGCCTCCGACGATCTTCTGAATCTCGTTGAGCTTGAAGCCCTTCGACTTGGGTGCCCCAATGGCTTCACGGGAACCGTCAGCCTTGAGGATCTTCGGCATGGTCGGTCGCATGGTCAGTCCTGCCCTTCTTCGTTGTGCTCTTCCACGTTCTCTTCTTCCTCTGCCGGGGGTGCGGGAACGACTACGTAGTCTTCGACGCAGCTCTCGTCATAGAAGTTGAGCTCTTCTCCCAGGCTGCTAGGGTCTTCTTCCTGGTAGTCCTGCCATACTCCGACAGCTTCTGCCCACTCCTCCTTGTTGAGGTGCTCACGGATCGTGTCACGCGCGTCACGACTTTTGATCTCGTCCCACCAATCGACGATGATCTGGCACGCGCCGCGAAAACGGGCGTCTTCGTTTCGGTAGACGAAAACGTCCTCGCCTTGGCGGTTGCGGTAGACGAGAAGGTAGACGTAGTCGCTCACGTGGGTTCTCCTTTTTCTGCCGGTGGCTCAGCGACCGTGACGGGTGACTGAACTTCGATGAACGTCAAGACCTCTTCGTGAAAGTGGAACTCTTCCCCCAGCCCGTCACCATCCACTTGGTAGGATCGCCACAGCTCGACAGCGTGTGTCCATTTCTCGTTTCGGAGATGCTCGCGGAGCTTTTCGCGCACGACGCGGTCGTTGATCTCATCCCACCAACCGATGATGATCTGGCACGCGCCTCGCTCACGCTCCTCACTGGAGGAGAACGCGTAGGTATCGGCCCCGAATTCATGGGAGTAGGTGAGTCGGTAGAGGCGTTTGTAGGTGAGCGTCATCCGAACATCCCCGGGAACTCACACCCTTCGAGCTCACTCGCAGCGTTGCGCAGCTCCTCCGCGAGAGAGTCCAGGCCATCGAGGTCGAGCTCCTCTTCGGTCTCCTCGTTGTCGTCGTCATCCCGCTCGTCGAGCATCTCGCGCTTGTCTGTGACCCACTCCTCGATCGCATCCGCCGCGAGGTTCAGGTCTGACGACGCCTCGCTCGCGCGGTGGGCGCGGCCCGTGGACTTGGATGTCGACGGGTAGCGAATGACCTTGATGTTGTTCAGCGCGTCCGGCAGGTCCGGGGCGTTGACCCCTTCGAGGGTGTCGGCCGTCTCGCCGTAGGTCTGGCACTTCTGGGTGCTGCCCAGGTTGCCGCCTTCCATGTTGTCGAAGCCCTCGCGCATCTCCCCGGCGAGCTCTTCGATCACCGAGAAGGCGTCATCGATGAGGCTGTCGACGGTGTACGTGTAGTACTTCTCCGCGAGCCGGTTGTACTCCTCCGGCGTGGGAAGCGTCTTGCCCTCGATGAGGGTGTACCCGTTGTCGTCTTCGACGAGGTGCCCGGCGAGCACGTGCAGGGCGTAAGGACCGTAGGTCTTCTTGAGAGAGCGAGCTGTGAGCGCGGCCTTCTTCATGGCACCTTCACTCCGCGAAACCCTACTCATGGCTGATCCCGTTCTTCTCGTTCCAGGCGGCGCACTCTTCCTTCACCCGCAGCTCGTTCTTGAGCCACTCCAGCATCCTGGTGTAGCGCGCCTCGGGCGAGATCAAGCGCATCGCGTCGTTCTCTCCTTGGAGTTGGTACACATTCTCTGCGGTCAGCCCCATGCTGCGCGCCCACGCCGCTGCCTCCGGGCTCGCGAACATGACAGGCATGCCCTCCGCCACCACGTCCTGGTAGGCCAGCGCCTGACGCCGAACGCTCTTGCGAACCTCCTCGCCGCAGATCGATCCCATCAGGCACCCGCACCCGAGACCCTGATCCCAGAGCCAAGTGTGAGCGAGCCTCTTGTCCTTGAGCCCTTCGAGCAGTTCGATGACCTTCTTCAGTGCTTCATTCGTCATCAGACACCGCCTTCTTCAACGCCTCAAGGATGTAGGCGTAGCGAGCTTCGAGCGTCATATACGTGGAGTCGTTGAAAGACTGAAGGTGCGCAGCATCTGCCGGGGACAACGACATCTCTTTGCCCCAGGCTTCCAGCGCTTCACGCTCCTCGTCTACCCAGGCAGAACCACCGCTCCGTTTTATTCTCACGAGGCTGTACGCCTTCATCTCTGGGCTCTTCGGATAGATAGCGCCCAACAGACAACCGCAGTTGTCCTTCTTGTTCCAGAGCATCGCGGCGTCCAACCGCTTGTCCTCCAGACGCTCCAGCGCCTCGATGACGCGGCGCAGCCCGGTCGCGTTCACTGTGCGCAGCATTTCTACGTCTGTGTCTGCCATCAGAATTGCTGTCTCCCTCACTTCGCAGACTTCCCGATGATCCGTCGCTCCGCGTAGAGCTTCCCGAACACGCTCTTCGCCGGGTGAAACTCCTCGAAGTAGCTCAGCGCGCCCTCGGTCACGAACACGTGGCTCCACTCAAGGCGCTCGTTCTCGACAGCCGCTTGCGCGCAGCGCAGCAGCTTCGCCGACACCTCCCACCGGGCGTCGCTCGCGCGCTTGGGGGAGCAGAAGTAGTACTTGTGCGCCGCATAGGCGGGGTCGCCGCTCACGAGACCTTCTCCGCCCAGGAACTTCACGAAGAACTCGTGAACCTTGTCTCGGTGGGCGGGCGACGCGATCAGGTATGCAGCGCCCACCGGGCCGTTGCGGATGGGGGTCGCATGGATCACCGTGGCCCGGTCGATGGACTCATAGTTCTCCGCGTAGATCTGCTTCACGTCCTCCGTGGTCCACGTGCGCTCGCTGCCGCCTGTGAGGAGGCTCTTGACCACGTTGGACCACGCGGTCACGATCTTGGAGTAGGTGTGACCCATGAGCCCGAGGTTCTGCGCGACGGTGCGAACCTTGTTCTGGTCGATGCCGAAGAGGGCGTTCTTGGCCATGCCCATGGTGACCTGCATGCGAACGGTCACGCCCGATTCGATGATCGCGAGCAGTCGGTGCTGCCCGTCGAGGAGCACGAGGTCCTCGCTGAAGGCGATGCCCTGATGCGTGACCTGCCAACGCCCTTCGCGCATGGCCTTCGCCAGCGCCTTGACGTGCTCCTTGTTGACAGGGCGGTTGTGCGTGTTCTTCGCGAGGTACTCTTCGGCCAGCGCAGGGCTGATGTCTTGAAAGACGGAGATGACCTCTGACTCGCTCTTTTTGATCTTCATTCGTTCTCCTAGTGGAATGAGTCAGGGTCGTCGAACGCGTCGTCGAACATGTCTCAGTCGACGACGTCATCTTGACCGGTCTCGTATGACTCTTGAACCTGCGCCCTGGAGGTGCCCCAGTGGACGACGCCACCGTCGACGTAGAGGTAGATGTCGTCCCCCGCGCGAAGGGCGGCCTCCCAGCTCTCGTTCGATGCGTTGCAGACGAAGTGGTCGAGGGCGTCCTCAACTTCACCGAGTGAAAGAGTCCCCAGACTGTCGTCTTTCTTGGGGGCGTCGAAGTCGTAGATACGGTAGACGTGTCCGCTCATAGGCTCTTCTCGGGCAGACCTAAGACAACCATGGGGAAGGACCACGGGGGCCGAACAGGGTATCCGTCCCGTCGAGCCTTACGGCGCTCGGCGCGGTTCCTCGGGTAGAACAGATCAGGGGCGTAAGGCTTCGGCTTGTGCATGGGTTACAGCTCCCCGTCGATCTCTGCTCGGTAATGCCCTCGCGCAGTTTCGAGGAGTGACTCGAAGTCCTCCCCTTCACGGTCCGCGAGGTGCATCAGGTCGGACAAGAGGTCCACGATGGCCTGCTCGTAGTCCTCCTCCATGTAAGGGCCAACGGACTCGTCAGCCTTCTCTGCGTACCTACGCAGGGTTCCTTCGCAGAGATGCCCCGGCTCATCGGGATGCTGCGTCCCTGCTTGAACCTTCCACTCGCGGTTTGCTGCCATCAGAGGCTCTTCAGCTTCTCACACACGTCTGCCATCTTCGCGGCGTCGACCACGAAGACGGTGGCTCCCTTGCCCTTGGTCCCGTCCTTCTTGATGACCTCCCCGTTTTCGACCAGGGCGCCGACGTGGCGGAGGTAGACCTGGAGGGAGTAGGCGTCGTCGCGTGAGATGCCGAGAGCAGCGGCGAGAGACTCGGTGGTGTACTTCTTCACAGTGTTGATCCTTTGCGAGAGTCAGCGGCGCTGCGTTTGCGCGCGATAGTGCTCGTAGGCCGAGAGCCAGATGTCGACGTACTCCGCGCTCTGTCGTTGCCCCATCGCGTTCAAGAGACTACCAACGAGCGCGCGGTTCACTTCATCGAGGGTCATGTACCCTCCGATCGTCAAGGCAGGGTGTCGGTAGTCGATCATGCCGAAGGCGAGGTCCGCCAGCACCATCGCCGATGTGTTGGCGTCTCGCTCCTGCATGAGGGTCAAGGCTCTGGGCGTCGGCCCATCGGCTGTCCACCAGTTGGCCGCGCCGAAGGCGCCGAAGAGCGTCTGCGCAACGAGATTGCGTTGTTCGACCGATCTGAACATGGTTGTGTCCTTTCAGAACCTGGGATGATTCCGCGAGAGCATGCCCTTCAGGTACGTCGCGGAGTTCTCGCAGTCCTCTGCTGTGCTGGCCATCGCGGCTTCGAGCTCTTCAACCCGCGCCTTGAGAGTCTCGATCGTCGCTTCCAGCTCGTCGCGGTCCTCGAAGGTGACAGCATTCAGGTCGGTTGCGAGGACCGCCTCCAGGGGTCCGCGCACGTTTTCAGGGGCGTCGATGCCGAGCCCCTTGTAGACGCTCCGAAGGCTGAGCGCCATCTCCCGCGCTGCTCGGTGGAACTTCACGATTGGCCACGGCGTGCTCGGCTGCGTGCTCGGCTCGCAGGGCTTCCTCATGTTGTTGAGCAGCTTGGCCAGGACATCGCAGTGCCTGTTCCAGTAGCCGTCGATCACTCCCAGGGAGAGTTCGTTCGACAGTAGCTGGAGCAGGTTTACTTCATCTTCGGTGACTTCGGTGATGAACTTTTCGTCGGGCATTCTGTTCCTTGTACGTAGGCCGCGAGCTTCTTGACCAGCTTCACCTGGATCTGCTGGACGCGCTGTCTCGATACGCCAAAGCGCTCGCCGATCGTCTGTAGCGGTGCGGGGTCTTGCGCGAGAATGATCTCGTGCAGGATCGCCATGTAGATGGGGCGTAGCTCGCCGATGCCGGCAACGACGTCTGCGACGAAGTCCTCCCCGTCGAGCTTGTGGACGCGTTCGGTGTCTGCCGGGTCGAAGAGGGTGTCGAGGAGCGTGTAGCTCTCATCTTCTCCGTCGACCGGAGTGGACATAGATCGATCCCGGGCGCTGTTGTACTGGAGAAGCTCGGCGACTTCGCCGATCTTCTTTCTGCTCAGCAGCCGCTCGTCCTTCGCGCTGGACCGCCCTTGGCGCACGCGCCGGATGGTCCAGAAAAGTTCTGGGTTGCCCAGCTTTACCGCGCGGCTGTTTCGCGCGATGAAGCGGAGCACGTAGTTCTTGGCCCAGGGGTGGGCGTACGTCGTGAACAGCACTCCCCGCTCAGGGTCATACGTGCGCTCCGCCAGCACAAAGCCGTAGGCCGCCTCCGCGCGCAGGTCGTCACGTTCGAGCCAGAGATACCTGCGGTGAATCGTGTCGGCGATGTGATACGCGTAACGGAGATTCTGTGCGGCGAGACTCATAAGAAAGAGCCTACGACGTTCACCGCGTGAAAGTCAGTCACAGCAACGGGGGCACAGACCGCCCTTCAAGATCTGCTCTGGGGCGTCGGCGTCGCAGCCGTCGCAGAGTTTGTGAGGTAGTCCGGCGTGGCTGTACAGATCGGCGAGGCACCGGTCGAACGCCTCAAGCCCTCGGGTGAAGAGGTGCCCGTGTAAGGCACGTAATAGCTCTTGCCCGGCGTTGAATACTTCAGTCGCTTCTTCGTTCGTCATCCCCACACGCCCGTCTTCGCGAGGCGATCGATGAACCACTCGACCGGCGCCTTGCCGAGCTCGTCGCGCTCTTCCCAGTCGACGATGTCATCGATCTTGATCTTGAGCAGGTCGGCGAGGTGCGCGCGCTTGATGCAAAGGACCCTACGGGCAGCGATCAGCATCTTGCCCGTAACCGGCTTGATCCGCAGCGCTCGGAGAACGCTCCTTTCCTCTTGTGCGATGACGGCGGCTGAGTTCGTGAGCCTGTCGCCACAGTTCAGGCAGACATCGACGTCATAGCTCCCGAGGTCGAACCCGTACTCGCGCGAGATCTCAGTCTCGCATCGCCGGTGGTACTGCGCTTTGTGGCACGCTGAGCACTCGCCGTAGAGGCCGTACGCCTCACTCGCGAGGTACTGCACGAGGCGGGCGATGTCCACGTCAAACGCCTTCTCCGCGAATTGACGAAGCGCCCACTCCAGTTGCTCGCGCGGGGTGTAGCTGTACTGCTTCATGAGCTCGTGCGCGCGACAGTCCGGGAGGCTCTGTCCGTATGGGCCCATGACGTACAAGGTTCCCCGAACAAGTTCGTAGGCGTCACGCTTCGCGGCGTAGTGGCGCTCACCTTTGTTGAGCCCGAACATCCCGTGATGGTGAACCTCTGTTTTGATGCACCTGAGGTCGATGACCTCGTTCGCCGGCATGTCGAACAACACCGGGTTCTTGCCGGGGTTGAGCATCAACGTCTGCACGCAGCCGGCAGGAACGCGCCGTCGAGGTGCGAAGATGACGTCTTGCCGGTAGCCCGTCTCGACGGCGACGTAGCCGCCGGGCATCTCATAGGAGATCGCGTCACCCTCGTCAGCGATCTTCAGCGCGCGTCGCTTCTCAAAGGGCTCCGCGAAGAGGCGGGCCCACGCCTCCGAGAGGCTCTCGGCGTCAGGGGCGCACTCGTCTTCGATCCACAGGGGAGCCCCCGTGTCGATGCTGGTTACTTGCTCTCCCACAGTGTCCTCCGCATCAGGACGAAGGGAGCGCTGACTTCACCCCGTGAAATCTTCGTCCTCCTCGTCGTTCTCGTCTTCTTCGCCGAACTGCTGAAGCCGCTTGGCCGCAGTGCCTCGGGACAGCGTCCACTGGATCAGCTTGTCCTCGTCGAGGTAGACGTAGACCGTCTCGTCAGACCCCTCCGTGGCCGCGTCGAGGAACGTGTCCTCGTCCTCGAACCCGAACTCTGCGTCCATCACATCAGCGAGGTCGTCGATGTCATCGAAGTCGAAGACCTCATCCCGCGTACGCCCACCGCGAACCCATGTTACCTGCATAGGGGCGGAGGATAAGGAAGTAGCGCAGCCGTCGCTACTCTACGGTCTCGTACACCTCATTTTTGTATGCGTAGATGATCACACCGTCCGAGAAGCAGATCCGGTACATCGGGTCATCGAGACCGTCGAGGGGCTTGTCGTCGGTGAACTCGAATGGGCTCCCCGTGCGGTTCTTGAAGCTACGCCCCCGCGACTTGAACGTCTCACGCTTCTTCAGTGTGCTCATCCTTGTACGCCTTCTTGAACGCCACCGGATCGAAGATCTCCAGCAGCCGCCACTTGCGCTTGGAGAGGTAGGCACGAAGCGCGCGGTCAACAAACCAAGACGTGGGCGCGTCGCGGTGCTTGAAGTCGCTCTCTGCGAGGAACCAGTCCAGGCCGGCGCTCTTGTTGGCCTCCTCCTTGGAGGGCCTTCCTGACTGCCACGAGGTGCCGCTGCGCCGCTCGACCATCGCGTTGAAGAGGAGCGAGGGCACGAAGTAGCCAGCTTCCATGTGGCGCAGTACATGGTCCACATTGGGGTCACCGAACAAGTAGCAGTACCAGCAGTTCCCCCCGTCGGGCTTTAGCATCTCGCCGTTCTCGTCGACCTGCTTCTTGAGCGCGGCGTTGAAGTCCTTGATGTACCGGCGCACGGCTCGGTCAAGGGCGTGCTTGCGCTTCATCACGGAGGCGTAGGTCTCCTCGCGAGGGAGAGAGATGAGGCCACTCGCGTCGAAGAGCATGCCGTCGTAGAACGGCGTGAGAACAGTTTTGCGGTGCCCACCCTTGTCGATGAACCACAGCCCTTCATGAGACTGGATTCGGATCTTCCCGAACTCCCGAACACGTTCTCGCGTCATGTGGGTACGCCATCCCCCGGCGTAGACACGCACGGAACCGTCTGGGTAGAGGTACAGGATGTCCGTGGCGTGAAAGCGTACGATCAAGACCTTGCGCTGGTCTTCGTGCTGCTTGCCATCCGGGGTGCTGATGACACCGTCGTTTGTGCCCCATCGCACGGTCGTGGCGTGCGCGATCTTCTTGTCGGTGTTCTCGCCGAGCTTCTTGGCCAGATCGTTGTAGGTCATTGTGCGGCCCCTTCTGTGGCAGGAGGCAGAGACTTGGCGGCGTCCGAGATTCTCGTACGGATGCTCGCAAGGTCGGCGGCTTCATCGCTCGACCAGAAGTTCGGGTGCTTTTCCTGCACGAGCGCGAGAGCTTGCAGCAGGATCATGAAGTCGTACTTGTCCAGCGCGACCAGGACGGTCGGCAGGGGTTCAGCGCCAGCCATAGAACTCCACCCCAGCCTCGTCGGCGGCTTCCTTGATACGCCGCAGCGCCTCATCGAGCCGGATTTCGACGGCGTCCTCGCAGCCGGTGTCGGCAAGAAGCCCGCTCTTCTTGTGGTCGTACCCGTAGTACGTGCCACAGTTGTCGCGATCAGTGTCGTTCAAGGCCGTGAGGTCAAGCACTTCCCTGCGAAAGACGGCCCCAGTGAGGTAGTCGTCGTAGACCTCGACGTCCCCCCTGATTACCTTCTCGGCCCAGGCGACGCGCGTCGCCTTGTCGGCTGCATCGTTCATCATGCGAAGATGGTGGTCTTCGGTCACGAAGATGAACCCGACCGGTCCTGAATCCCAGCGGCAGGCGAACTCTCCTGTGGAGATCGAGATGCCGCTGTGGTCCATCAGGTAGAGCGGCTTCATGGCGAGGATGCAGTGGTTCTCGCGGATGTACTCGGCGATCGCCTCCCACCCATCGAAGTCTTCGTGGCGGGGCTTGTCGCTGTCCTTGTCGCCGAGGTTGTAGCGACGGTGCCAGCACCACATCGTGCTGGCGTTGTCGCAATTCTCGCGCGGGTTCTCGGGGGCCTCGTCGAGGTAGATCAAGACGAGCTTGTTGCCGGAGGCGTAGACCTCAAAAGGCTTCGGGATTCGGTCCATCTGTTTTCACTCTCCTTGAGTACAGGCGCCAGCAACAATCGTCCAACGCCCCTTGATGAGCTTCTCAACGGTGACGCCTCCGCCCATGCGGCAGATCCAGTACCGACGGCCATTCTCTTCCGCCTTGAGGTCGCAGCACTGCCCTTGCGCGAGCGTGGGCAGTTCGCGCAGCTCCGACTTCGTGTACATCATTGGGACTTCGGGACCGATTGGGAGCTGAAGCCTCGATCCTCCGAGAAGTCGTACGCCGCCCAGTTGCGGCAAGCGGCGTCCTCCTTGCTCATCCAGACCCGCTTGTCGTCACCCAGGTCCAAGAGGGCGTGGCCGGTCTCCACGCGCATGACGCGACAGATCTTGACGCTCACGCAGTCCTTCAGCTCCTGCTCGGGGAAGTGGAGCAGGAGAACGGCGTTCTCCTTGAAGACCGGCAGCGAGAACGCGCGAAGCATCTGTCGGTGCATACGCTCGGCATTTTCGGCTTGCACCATGAAGTTGTCCGCTTTGGGCATCAGATTCTCCAGATCAGACAGTACATGTACCCGTGGCTGGCACGTGGGTTGAAGCGGATTCTCCACCCCGGGTGCTTCGGGTGCTCGACTTCGTAGGTGTGGTCGGTGGTCGGGTCGGGGTGCACCAGAGCGACCGCGCGACGAAGTTCGGAGACCAGTGCCTTGAAGACTTTCTTCGTGATCTTCGCGCCTCGGTAACTCTGGTGGTCGGGCAGGAAGTCGAGCAGGGGAGCGCCCCGCCCTTGGTAGATCGCGCGTGCACCCCACGCACAAGTCGCAGCGTCGGGAGGTGTGAGCCCAGACCAGTGTTCATCCATCAAGGACCTCGTTGCGGGAGTGGAAAGTCGATCTCGACGATCTCGCGGACCCATTCCCATCCTTCGTCGCCGCCGTGCAGGAGCCACGAGACGGCGGCTGGGCATTGGGGGTCACGTCGGCGCGCAGCTACTGCGGCGGTGTAGGCGCCGAATCTGGCGAACCACGCGAGGTTCACCTTTGCTTCGTCGTAGTCAAGGCCCCTGCCGTCCGCGATGCGCCGCGCCTGTCGCACCGTCGCTGGCTTGAGCCCTTTGCCGCCACGGCCTTCGCTTACGAGAACGAGGCCGCGCGCCGCGTTGGCGCGCACCTCGTCCGGTGGTGCGTAGTTCACCGAGTGAAACGCCCGGTCAGGGCTTGAGGTACTTGCTCACCGCTTCCCAGGTGCCATCGGGCAGACGGAAGCGCTGGAAGTGGCCGAAGACGTTCGGGGCGACGTTCTGCGCAACGGACAGGACTTCGAGCATCGGCCGGCGGATTCGTACGTCGGCGTGCTTCGAACAGCGCATGCTGAAGACGTGCGTGAGCGCGCGGAAGTTCGCGCTCCAGAAGAGGGGCGCCTCGGCGTCGTTTGGCAGGACGCTGCGCGCCGATGACTGGATGCGCTTGCGCCACTCCGTGTTCGTTTCGGTCGCGGTGCGTGGCATGACTCGTCTGAGATCTTCGATCCGGTCGGAATACGCCACGCGCGCCGCGTCGATGTGCGCCTCGAACTTCTCGCAGAGCTCAGGATCTTGCTGGTCCTCGAAGGGCATGACGAATCGAAGCGTCTCCGGCCCGACGTACCGCTGTGAGACCTGCGAGACGCCGATGCCGGCGCCGTGACGCACGAGCTCGTGGGTGAAGGCGCGGTCGGCGCCGTAGATGATGAAGCCGAAGCCCGAGTGGTGCATCACGGAGCCGTGTGCGGCGTCCATGATCTTGACGACGTAGTCGGCGTTCTCCTCGAAGGGGGTGCGCTTCTCGCCGAACGAGAGGTAGCAGATCTGCCCCGCGACCTGCATCGCGAGCTCGCCGTCGGATGCGGCCCCGCTCTCGATGGCGTCATCGAGATCATCGGCGTAGAGCTCGAAGCCCTGGCCGAATCCTTCGAGGAACTCGCGGAAGAACGCGCGGTCTGTGAACCGCGTCTCCGTCATGTGGACGACGCCAGGGTCCTTGAGGTATCGCGTCCCCCTAGCCGTCTTGAAGACCTCAGGGACGTTCATCGCACCCCTTTTCGGCGAGCGCCTTCTCCCGCATCGCACGGACCTCCGCCTCCCGGTTCTTGGCGCGCTCGATCTTGGTCGCGATGTCGGCCGGCATCATGGGCTCCAGGGTCGCCCCAGCCCCGGAGCCCGGCTTGATCTTCCAGACCGTCACGGTGCGCTGGTGCACCGAACGCTCCTCTCCCGCGTGGGAGTAGGAGAAGCTCTTGCCGGCGCTCTCGAACACCCTGTCACGGAAGGTGAGCCCGAGGAAGTGGTACTTGCCCTCGTAGCCCTCCATCCGGCCGCTCGCCTCCAGCGCGAGGCGCACGGCGTAGCTGTGGACCTCGCCGGGCGCGAGGTTGAGCTTCTCGTTGCCCTTGACGTAGTCGTACCAAGGGCCGCGCATGAGCGCGATCTGCACGGCGATGAACCGCGCCAGGGCTGCGTAGTAGCCCTTGAAGTTGCCGAGCATGTCCATGGCGTCGTCGGTCGTCTTGCTTGAAGGCTTGTTTTCTTCCATGTCTTCTCCTGAATGCAGAACGCCCGCTGGAGAACATCACCAGCGGGCGGGTACGAAGAGGCTCTGCTGCGGGGAGGCGCTCAGTCCTTGTCGGGGCTGATCTCCTCGGCGGCCAGGGCCTCAGCGAGCATGCCGCTCGGGGCGGAAGGGATCTCGCCGCCCACACGAATCGAGAGCCCGCGAAGCCCAGCAGGCGCGATCTCGTCGAGGGTGTTGTCGATCATCGTGATCGCGTTGGTGAAGCGACGGAGGTGTGCCCGAAAGGACTCGGCCACGGCCGGCGTGATCCACGAGATGTCGCGACGGGAGAGGGCTTGCTGGATGTCGCCGAACCCCTCCTGGATGTCGCCGAAGGTGTCCTTGGTGCGCGTCGCGGTGTCGCGGCGCTCCCGCTGCTTGGTGGTGGTCTCGTCACTCATACAGGTAAGCTACAAACTTTCACGGGGTGAAACAAGTGAACGGTAAGGACCTCATCAACGAGTTGGAACGGCTCAGCGCCGCGCGTGACAAGGCAACGGTGGACGCGCTCGGGACTCCGAGCTTTCAAAACGTCTACCTCAACTACGACGCCAACGTCAGCGCTGCGCGACGGCGTATCGAGCGCTTCCGCCTGGAGGCGCACGTCCGCTTCCGTGGAAAACAAATGAGCCTCGCCGACGCCGAAGACCTCCTCCACGCCTACGGTACGCTCAACAAGATGGGCGGCTCGTGCGACGTGGAAGAGCTTCAAGGCGTGATCGATCGGGGGTACCTTTTGCCAGCAGATGCTTGGTAGGCAAAGACGACGCGGAGTTGAACCGCGTCCTTGAGTACCACACTCGTCTCTATTCCCTTATACCAGATAGCGAGGAGCATTCATGGCAGGAATGAAGTTTGACTCGGAAAAGCTGCGCTATCACCTGATCGACCGCGCGGCGAACGCGTGGCTAGCGGCCGTGCTCACCTACGGTGCGATCAAGTACAAGGAAGAGAACTGGCGCGAGGTCGACGACTGGGGCGCTCGGTACTACAGCGCCCTGCTGCGGCATGTCGAGGCGTGGCGCGGCGGAGAGAAGTACGACCCTGAGTCGACGCTGCCGCACCTCTGTCACGCGTTCTTCTGCGTGATGTGCCTTCTCGGGATGGACTCACCAGACACCCGAGACCTGCCGGAGCGCCTCGCCCACGCGGCGAAGATCGCACGGGAGATGCGAGCCAAGCGGGGTTCAGTCGAAGCGTCTGAGGTTTCGAAGTAGCGCGTCTACCGCCTCGCGACTGGCAACGCCGAGATCCTCGGCGCCGTCGTTGTAACCCTTCATGCGCCCCTCGTGATGCCCCGCGCTGTAACCGCCGTTGAGACCGCCGAGCGTCAGCCCGTAGCCGCCGAGGGCGCCGACCGTGCCGCCGATTGCCGAGTTGCGCAGGATGGCGCGCGCGTTGCGGGTCTCGGGGTCAAGGGCCGCGAGCCCACCGCCCGTGACCAGACCACCGAGACCGCCGAGCATGGCCCCCTGAGAGGGGTCCAGTGGGAAAGGGAAAGCCTCGCCGACCTTCTGCTGCTGAACGGGGAACACACCCGACTGCTGCCTTGTCACAGGTGTCACGGGCGTCTGGATCGTCGCCGTGTTCTGGTGCACTGGGGCCATGGGGTTGACCTGCGTCGCCGGGTACATGCCGCTCGGGCGCACCGCGTCAGGGATCGTGTCGCGAGCCGGCTGGGTGAAGCGCATACTGCCGTCGCCGGTGGGCGCAGGACGTGAAGCCACAGCCCCGGACCCAGGGGTACCAAACTGCTGCCCGTGCGAGCGGGCAGCGGGGTTGACCATGCCCCCGTTGATCACGGCGCGAGCAGCGTTGATCTCGTTCTGCGCGTTCTCGTAGTTCTTCTGAAGCGCGTCACGGGCGCTCGCTGCCGCGTCGTACTTGCCCAGGACCTTCTCGTACTGGCTTGAGATGTGCGCGTTCTCTTGCCCGAGGCTCGCGACGCTGCTTTCGAGCTTTGAGACGTTGTCCGACAGGCCAGCGTTCTGCCCCCGCAGGCCCGTGATGGCTTTTCCCGCCGAACGGTTGGCGAGGTAGGACGCGCCGCCCGCCGCCGTGCCGCCGATGAGCCCACCCGTGAGCGCGCCGCGCCCACGCTGGCCCTCCTGCGCGGTGAGGCCGCCGAGGGCGGCGCCCGCAGCGGTTCCGATGCCTGTGTGGACGAGCGTGCGACGGGCGCTGCCCGGGAGCGCGCGGTAGGCGTTGGTGAGGCCACCAAGAGAAGGGAGCGGCATGAACAGAGTCTAGGCAGAAAGGCGTGTCAGGGGTCGTACCGACGCCCGAACATGTCGCGGTCGTTGAAGTCCCGGTTCCAGTCTCGGGCGTTCAGCTCTTCCAACTCCTGCCGCATCTGCCGGATGTCGTCGAGCTCGTCATCCTTCGGCGTACGCGCGTAGAGGTTCGGGATCGTGCCGCCGAGGTCTTCGGCGACGTTGTAGTCCATGTGGCTCTTCGGCGTGCCCTTCGTGAGGTAGTAGCCGAGCAATCCGCCCGCCGTACCACCGAGGGCCGCTCCGATGCCAGGAGAGTCGTAGCCGAGGCCGCCGAGCAACAGCCCGCCCATGCCTCCGAGCATCGCTCCGGTGGCCCCGCCCCCGATGCGTTGCAGCTTCTGGTCGATCGCGATGTCGTTCGGCGCCCGTGCGTCCGCCTGCTGGCTCGCGTTGTTCATCGCCTCGACGAGCTGCTGGTAGTATGCGTCACCGCCTGTCTGCTGCCCGTGATCGACGATCTCCGGCTTCACGGCGTGCTGAAGTCCGTGCCCACCGGGAGACTTCCACTTGAGCTCGTACGGCGTCGGGTACTGTGTACCTTGGGGGAGGCGCTTGAGGTCGAGAGGGGCGGCCTGCTTGGTCGTAGTAGCCGAGGTTTTTGTGAGAAGAAACGCGACGTTGAGGTTTTGCATTTTCACTCCGTGAAGAAGTCGTCAGGCAGCGGGGTCACTTCGAGGAAGAGGAGCGGGAGCCGTGGTGACGCAGGGGCCGGCCTACGGGGCGTCGACTCTTTGTCGACGATCGGCTTGCGCGTACGTCGGTGGGTCTCACTCCTCGAAGGCCGATGACCTTGTCTCACGTCATTCCGTAGGGTAGTCGGCGAGCGCCCCGAGCCACTCGGCGTTCTTGCTCGTCTGCTCTTCCGCCGCTGCGCGCGCCTTGGCGATCGCCGCCATCTGGCTCGTGCCCTTGTCGCTCGCCTCTTGCATCGCGGCCATGATCTGCCGCGCGAGCTGCCCCTTCACGTCGCTCATCTCGCGCATGTACTGCTCGACGGCGCGGTCCTTGTCCTTGAGGCGTAGCTTCGTGGCGAGCGTGTCAGGGAACACGGAGTAGTACTTCTCCACCCGCACCTTGCGCTCTGCGTCGGGGAGGTGCGCGTGAGACTTGTACCGGATGCCGCGCCCGATGGCCTGTTCGAGCCGCGCGTTGTTCCAGTGGGGCTCCATGAGCTGAACGAGCTTTGTCCCCTTGAGGTCCAGGCCCTCGCTGCCGGCTCCAGATGCGAGGAGGACCGGTGACTGGCCTTCGTTGTACTCCTGAATGATCCGCGCGCGGTCCTTGGGGTTGGTCTCGCCCGTGAACAGGTTGTGCGGAATGCCCGCCTTGGCGAGCGCCCTCGCGTACGGGTGCAGGCCCCCGCCGAGGTAGTTCGAGTAGACGTAGGCGCGGAAGTTGGGGTCGGCCTTTCGAGCGGCTTGAAGGTTGTCGACCATCCGCTGGATCTTCGGCGCGAGCGCGAGCTCCTCATCATCCTCCATCTTCTCGATGAAGGGGCGCGGGGTGTTGGAGACCTGTCGCAGTGCGCCTTGGAACGCGTTGAGCTCTTGCGCTTCCTGCTTGGTCATCGGCAGGCCCGCGTGGATCTTCGCGCGCAGGTACCATGGCATCTGGCCTTCGAGGTACTTGTAGAGCTCAAGCTGCCTCGGTGACATCGGCACGTGGTGCTCGACGTCCTCGCGCCCAGGGAAGTCAGGGCCTGTGCCAGACTGATGCACGTCGACGTAGCCAGTGGCGGCGTCGATGAGCTTCTGCTTGTTCTTCAGTACAGGCACCTTCACCGGTTCGAGGCCGCGAAGCCGATCAAACCATCCCGGCTTGAGCTCCTTCTCACCGACGAAGAGACTCTTGAACTTTGAGCCGTTTTGTGGGAGGCGTTCTGTTCCTGCCGCCGAGTTGATGAGGGGCGCGATGTCCTGGGGCTGGTTGTAAACGCCGGTCCCCGTGAGGAGCAGACGGTACTTGGCCGCTCGCGCCTTGCTCAGAAGCTCAGACGCTCCGGTGCCGGGGTTACGCCCCTTCTGTGCTTCGTCGAAGACCACGAGGCCGTCGAGGTTCAGGTCACCAGACCGCACAGCCTTCTCGTAGGAGCGGACGCGCGCATCGTCGGGCATCTCCCCGGTGTGCTTGACGAACTCCTTCTTGATGTTCTCCTGGAGGGGCGCAGGGACGATGAACTCAGCGGGGACGCCGAGGTTTTCCTTGGCGGCGATGGATCCGAGGCTCTTGCCAGCTCCGACGCCGTGGAGCGCGAGCAGGCCGCCCGAGGCGCGCAGCTTGTCGACGAGGCGCTGCTGCTGCGGCTGAAGCTCCGTGAGGAGCTCGGCAAGTTTCACCCCGTGAATCATTCAGCGCCCTGCGCACCATCGAGCGAACTGCGGTAGGGTCCCATGTGTCGGTCGACGAGGTGCGCTTCCAGCCGTCCGGCGTTCGGGATGTCAGGATTCATCGCTTGCGCCTTCTGCGCGGCGTACTGCTTGAACCTCATATCGTCGAAGTAGTCGGCGAAGGTTCGAGCAGCTCCTGAACCAACGGCGAGCCCTGAGCCGAATCGCACGGCGGGATTCATGTAGACGCCTTGGTAGAGCTTCTGCCCGAGCGCCTTGGCGGGAGCCCATGGGTCCTTGAACCACCGCTCAAACTCCGGGTCGGCGTTGGTGTGGAGCACCTCTTCCTTGTTGAGGAATTTGCTCTCCCTGGTCATGTCAACGTTCGGGAAAGGTCCTGCCTTGGCAGAGGCAAAAAGGGCAGGGGCAAGATGCTCCACGGCTTTCGAGACTCCGAGCCCCCCAAGGCCACCTAGAGCAGCCCCTCCGAGGCCATAACGGAGTCCCCGCCCAATGTGTTGCTCTGGGGAGTTGGCCGGGTCGTCAGAGTGCTCGCCGTAGACATAGCCGATGCCGGCACCGAGGCCCGCACCAAAGAGCGCGGTGGGGAGTGGGGTGAAGGCCAGCTTCACACCGAAGATACGAGCAAGGTCGGACATCGCAACCAAAAGATAGTTCACCGCCGCCCGCGCGACACCCACTGAGCAGCAGGCGTCGCGCGGGCGGCAATGGTTGTCAGGTCTCCGTGTCGTGCATTAGCATCTCACCATGGAGAAGTGGAACCTGCCGCCCGAGAACCCCCCGTTCTGGCTCGATCTCGGCGTTGAACTGCGTACCAACCCGCCCCCCATCGAACCGGGAGACTTCGTCGTCATGTGCATCGAGGCGATGCCTGACCTCGAAGGGCTCGACCTCGTCAAGCGCTTCGAGATCGTGGCCAACACGGTCGTGGAGACGGGATGGGGCAAGCACCGCAAGGGCAACAACCTCGGCGGCTGGAAGATCACCAAGAGGGCTGCTGGCCCGGGTGTCCCCTGGTTTCGCGCCAAGGGGAACAAGACCAGCGGCGATCCCCCGTGGTGCTACTACCGCGTGTTCGGCTCTGCGCGCGACTTCTTCACGCAGTGGCTCGCGCGCTTTGTGCCCCGCAACGCGCCTGACGGCCATCGCTACAAGCTCTGCGGCGAGCAGTTCTGGGCGGATGAGCCCTGGTTCGACGACCTCATCGAGGCCGGCTACAAGGGCGAGAACACCAAGGCGCGGCCTGACCGGTCCATTGCCTCACACCGCCAGATCTCGGAGAAGTGCGCGAAGATCTACACGCAGCACCTCCTCGGAGTGAAGACCGACGGGGACTTCGGGCCGAAGAGCGAAGCCGCCGCCGAGAAGCTGCTCGGTGTCGAAGGCGTGTCGTGGGGCAGCGACCTGTTCGTGGCCGTCGTTCACGCAGTGAAACCGGAGATGGACCTCGGGCGGTTCAGCCCTTCGCGTTCAACTTCCGAAGAGCTTCACGCGCACGCTCTCGAAGTTGCGCTTGACGCATCTTTGGAGCAGGACGAGTCTGCTCCGGCGTGATGTAGAAGTAGACACCACTTTCCCCGAACAGCTCTGGCTGCAAAACGTTCCACGCTTCGATTGCATCGCCGAAGTTCTTTGCTACCGCGTCGAAGAACGCGCGCAACCGTTCATCGCTCGGTAGCGGAAGCGCCATGATTTCTTCGACCACGGCGAGGCGTGTAGTTCGTATGTCATCGTAGAGGCGTACCTGCGTGTCATAGGGGTCTGCTGCGGGCTGACGCAGCAAGATGGCAGGCATCAGAGTCTCCCTTGAATCAACCACATCGCGTTGCGCATCAGGCTCTTGTGAGATCCCTCGGCACCTTCACGCAGCGCGATCTCCTTGAGCGTTGAGCTGTACTCGTCATCGGCGTTGCCGAACCGCGCAACGATCGAGTCCCCGCAGTCGTAGAGGTCAGTGGCGCCCTTGCCCGAGAGGAACGTCCCCTTGAAGACGCAGCCGTCGCACGTGTGCTCCCACGCCGGCTTCGTCTTGGCCCGCCTGTCTCCCGCCAGCCAGCCCCGAACGTGATGAACGTACGCCTTCATGTCGAAGACGTTGAACGTCCGCTCCTCCGGCTTCTCGATGGGCGCGATGTAGTAGTGCACACCTGCCTCTTGAACGAGCACCGACAGCCCAGCGTCGAAGTCCACGACGATGTCCACCGCCCGCAGGTCGTCCCGATGCTCCAGGGCATCCTTCGCCGTCACGTAGAGCCTGTCTCGGCTCATCATGCGTCGTTCGTCCTCCCACGAGTACCCCTCCTGGCCGAGGTACTGGTCGTAGTCGTAGTCGATGAACTTGGCGGGTACGACTTTGTCGGTCTCCTGCAAGAGAAAGGCTGCGTGACCCTGGCGCCATTGCGCGCCGAAGGCTGCGCGCTCCGCGTCGTTCATCTCGGTGTAGGTCAGTAGCTGAATGTCTCGCATCTTCATCCTCCAAACTCCCGGACGAGGTCGATGAGAAGGTCGCGAACGCGCGCTGCTTCCGTCGTCATCTGGCCGATGACCTCAGACAGGGCGATGTCCAGGGACGACTCCGTCGCGATGAAACGGCGTGAAGGATTGTCCTCTCCGGGGCTGTCCACGATCACGACGTACGTGGCCGTCTTGTCCGCGTTGAGCACCTTTGTGCAGCGCACTTGGCACGGCAGATTAGGGGTGTAGAGCGCGTCCCACATCCTGTAGATCGCGTCAAAGTTCTTCATCATTCCTCCACGAAGAGTTCGAAGAGCTTCATCTCGCGCGTGTCACCATCGGCGCCGTTGAACTCCTTGCGCCCCATGAACACGACCTTCACTGACTTGTCGGTGTGCTCAGGGATGGAGGCGAAGAGCTGGTCGATGACGCAGCCCGTGAGCGTCTTCATGCCGTGCTCGGTGAGCACGAAGTGTGCGGTGTAGACTCCGTAGGCCCCGTCGCCGACACGAGACCCCTTGTAGATTCCGATGAGCTCGTCCCCCTTATCCCGGGGGTTCCAGCGCGTTGATGACGAGACCTTTCGCCACTTGATTTCAGGCATTGTTCTCCTGGCAGAAAAAAGACGCGCGACGCCCCGACTTTGCAGCCGGGGCGTCGGGGGGTCAGCAGTGAATGCGGTGGGCGACGGCGCCCGTGTGGTCCCCTCTGAGATCGGCGGCGAAGCTGCGGGCCGAGCCGACCTTCAGCTCGATGCGCTCGACCAACCGACCCGTTCGCGGGTCGGAGGTGATGACCCGCGAGCGGGTCACAACGTGGCGGTCGTAGGAGACGGAGTCGACGGGGAGGCCGATGCGGTTGCTCATGTTGAACGTGCCTTTCGGGGAGGAGATTGGTGCGCGGAGATTCGCGCACAGATCTCTGGACACGTTCTTATACCAAGGTGAGCCCTTGATTTTCGGTTCGCCTGTGCGGCGGCAGGTAGCTCTCTTCTCCTGGCTCTGAGACGTGAGGCTGAAGCCTCCGATCGGCCGTTGCGTCGTCGAGCAGCGCGCCGCAGGGGCACTTGTAAACGCGGATGGCCCGCTTGGGGAACTCCTTGCGCTCAGGGAGGTAGCACCAGAACTTGAACTTCACGTGCCGACATTCAGGCATTGCCCACCTTGCCTGTGTTGCCGAGGATCGCCTGTACTCGTCGCGGGTGGTCTGGCCATCCCCTGTACATGGCGACCGCGAACTGGTTCTGGTTCAACGGGTACGCAAAGCGCCCGCGATGAACTTCCATCTCTTCTCCGTCGGGCGCGTCAATCGAGTAGACGCGGCACACGAGGTACGTAGAGTCGTCGTCGACGACTCCCGTAATGCGTGCGTAGTACACCGCGTCATCGTCGTCTCCGTAGTAGATGCCGTACGCGCCAGCCGCGAGACGTAGCTTCCACTCGTCGCCCAGGCGAAACCCACACCACCGACCGCCGCTAACCTTTTCGCCTGTCTTCTGCATTGCTCTTCACTCAGTGAAGTCTTCGCGCACCGCGCGGCTCGATCGTCGGACGAGCCGCTTACGGAGCGAGGTGACCGATGCAGGCACCGCGATGATGCCACGCTGCACCGGCCAGTACGGGGGATCCCTGTGAACGATCTCGGAGCCGAGGTCCTTGTGCTTCTGCATTTCGGCAGGCTTCACGGTGCACTCAGTGCTCTCACACCGAGGGCAGCACAATTGCCAGCCTCTTTGCCCTCTGATGACCTTGGTGTCTTTGCTCTTGTAGTTCTTGCCGCAGCCGTTGCACAGGTACGTGCGCGGGTCGCGTCGGAGCTCGAAGACCAGATGCTCCAGCATCGGCGCCTCGGGCGCGATCGTGCGCGGCTGGAACACGATGTCTTCGGCGATGTCGACGTGCCGGTGCGCGCGACATCGCATGTCGGGGTCGTCGCGGTCGTCGTGGCCTGCGTCGTACACCTCTTGAACGACGGGGCCTTGGACGCAGACCGTGCACCGCCCTGTCGTCCAGCACTCACAGACCCCGCGTCCGATTGCGCCGCCGACCTCTTCATCGCTCAGGTTGAGGGTCTGTCCCCCACAGGAACGGCACGCCATGGTCAGACCTCGATCTGCGTGAAACGGTCAGTAGGCACACCGCTGTCCCACACACGGTCTTCGAAATGTTCGCGGCCTCTCACGTAGACCTCGCGGCTTGAGAGGTTCTCGTAGACCACGACGGCTCGGCCGTCATCTGCGTCTGTGGCGAGGCACCTCACCCTGTAGGTGCCGCCCTTGAAATGGCGGTAGGTGCCGCCTTCGATTGCTTGACTCATTCGATCCCGTCCTTGCAGACGACACAGCGCTTGGCGCACTTGAGCTGCGTGAGCGCCGTCACTCTGTCGTTGGCTGTCTTGCGGTATTGGGGGATGCACTGGGGGTGCGCGAAGGTCTTCCGTGTCCCGTTCTTGATCGCGTACGCGATCGGAGCAGGGTAGTCGACGTTGTAGATCGCCGCTCGAATCGCTTGGAGATCACGCCGTGAAGCGTTGGATGTGGAACGGCGCAGACCCAGCACGTCCACCGTGCCGAGGACGCTCGTCCTACCACCCTCGCGCCGACTGACGTGGTAGCCGTTGTTCTCGGCCTTGTAGAGCCGAAACACGACGTCTCCGATCGTGGCGGTGTCCTGTTGCGCGTCGATCGACACGACTACAGGATACGTTCGGTTCGTCGCGAACCACCCAGCGTCTCTCGACGCGACTGTCACTTCAGACACCCCGTTTGGCAGCATGGTCAACGACGCTAGACTGAGCTAGCTACGTAGGTCAACCAGGGGGTGTCGATTTTGTCAGCGCGTCGTATCGCGCCGAATTTGCGATTGGTACGCGACGTGCTTGTCGTAGAGGTCTGCCCAGATTTCCAGGCTTACGAACACCGGCCCCGCCGCCTGCGTAGGGTAATGGTACCACCCCCCGGCCTGCTGCGAGAGACGTGTGAGCCTACGCACCTGGAACTCGGTGAGGCGCTGCGCGCCCGAGACGATGGCGTCCCAGGCGCCGTATTCGAGGAGCGGTTCCCAGTCAACACCGAAGTGCTGCACTGAGATCCGCTGGAGCTCGTCGCGGAGCAGCTCTTGTGCGTACTGTCGAAACCCGGCGACGAGATCTGGGAGGTGCTCACCAGCGAGCTCGACGGCGCGTCGATGCCCTTCACTGAGCGCCTTGGATTCACGCGGTGAAAGGTCAAAGCGCGCCTGTGCGAGCTCGGCGAGGGTGCGGTCGTTCAGGGACATCGAAGCACTAGGCTACGTCTTCTTCTTCGGTGGCGTCTACCGATCGGTATTCGGCAGCGAAGACCTCGTCATCGATGTGCATGACGCTGAGGTCATACTCGCTGAGTTTGTTCTCAAGCGCTTCGAAGAAGTCCTCGTCGTCTTGTGCCTCATGAGATCCGCTTCCCGCGCACCGGGGGCAGCTCGTAGAGAACCGCTCCATGTATCTGTTGAGCGCTTCCGCCTTGGCGATGATGTGCGCGGGCCATTGAAGCCAGCCCGGCTTGTACCGAGTCACCCAGATGCGCCGTTGCCGTTTTGCTCGGTTCTGAGCGCGGCGCGTGACGCGACGGCTGTAACGGCTCTTGACCTTGCCGGTTCCGTCGCAAACAGGGCAAGCATTCAGGTTGCTGCACGCGAAGGGCGTGTAGACCTTACCGCTGGGAGAGACAGAGAAGATCGAACCGAGATGGACGGCGCGGAACTCCATGTCCTCGTTGTCAGGGTCCGGTTCCCACTCCTCGTTTTGGACCTCTTTGACGAGTTTGTCCCAGTAGAAATCGAGCGTCACCCACGGCGTGACGTGTACGAAGCCTGTCTCAGGGTCGGTGTATGGGTACTTCTTCTTGTGTGTCATCAGGTCTTCGCCGTCCAGGGATAGGGGAGAAATCCGCTGCTGCGAATCCAGGTGTCGAGGGCTTGAACGAGCTCCGCGAGTTCGTATGCCCTGTGCTCGATCTCTTGTAGCCGTTGAGTCTCCTCCGCCCCCTCAAGCACCTCGGGAGCGGTGGCCACGAACCTGATGATTTCCTCCGCGAGCCGAAGCTGCGCGACGAGGTTGGCGTTGGGGTCCATGGGTGTTCAGATCCACTTCTGCTGGAGCACGTAGCCGGGCTCGTTCTCCACCTCGCTGTTGCGCAGCGGGAGGTCCGCAGGCCACTTCTCGCGCGGCACGTCCTTGAAGATGAGGTAGCTGAGCGTGTAAACGAGGTGGAAGCCCATGTCCATGCCGCAGCCGTCGACGACGACCGCATCGTACTTCGGGCAGAACCTCCAACCGAGCGCCTTGGCGGCCCAGTAGGAGAGCCAGGACTTGCTCACGGGTTCGGAGGGGTCACCGCTCGGACGGAGGGAGACCACGTCGATCTTTCGTTGCATGCCTGACCGACTGACATGCCGGATGTTCGTGTGGAGCACGCGAACGTTGTTCGACAGCACGTGCTCTCGGAGCTTGAGAAGGAACTCCTTCTGCTCCTTCTCCTTGGCGGACACGCGCTTGGGCTTCTGCTTCTTCTCGGTCGTCATTTAGTCACCATCCACAGCATGTTGGTCAGCGAGGCCGAGGTCGGGCTTGTTGAGATCGATTCGAGACAGAACCTCGTCCATCACGTCTTCGTAGAAGGCCCAGTAGGCGAGGTCTTGCACAGGGTTCTCCTTGCTGAGATCCATGCCGTGCATCGTGAGGGCGTCTTCGTTGTCCGTGTGTTGAAGGACGACGAGGGGGTCGAGTCGACCGAAGGCGACATCGATCTCTTCATTGAAACGTTGAATCACTCCTTCTCGTTCGAAGTCCGTGAAGCGCCGATTCTCCATGAGGAGTTCCATGGCGTACGAGACAATGCTGTCTGCCATCGAATAGACAGCCGCCTCGTACTTCTTCTGCCCTTCCCCGCGCATGTACCCGTCGAGGTCACGCGTCGCAACGACGTGCGGGTACCACTGCTTGAGGATCAGGAAGGCGACCTGCTCCCTGTCCGGGTTGTCCAGGGCGTCCAGGTCGGTCAGTTCGAGCGTGTAGCGCACGCCCGGCTCCTCGTCGCGCGAGAAGTCGTGGTCGCCCTTGAAGAAGACGGCGTCGATCACCTTCTCGCCGGTCTTTTGCAGGCGGTAACGGAGGATCATTAGCGGATCTTCCAGCTTCCAGCTACGTCGTCGTAGGTCATCCCCTTCGTACAGGGCATGGTGAGCTTGCCGTCATCCCATCGGACGTAGAGCCTCACGCCGAGACACCCCTCCAATTGGCAACGTCTGCTTGAGCCGGTGAGCACGCCTCCCCCCGCCACTTTGACGCCCGCCTGAAATTCTTTGCTGCTGTTCATACCCTTCACTCCGTGAAAACTCGCTCAAAGTGGCCGTCCTCGCAGATTCGCCCGTAGACGTCTGCGACCGATCGGACGACCTCCGAGGAGGCGGGCACGACGATGTGCTCGTCAGCTTCCGCGCCAGCTTCGAGGTTGTCCTGCCACCCGGCGTCGCCGGCTTCGTTCTTCCAGACGATGTCACCGATTTCGACGCAGGGCGCGCGCGTCGGGGCCAGCACGTACAGCGTCGCGGTCTGCTGCACGCGCCGGCGGAGATGCACCTCGTAGTACTGCTCTCCGCCGCACGGAACAGGGAGGACGGCGCGAGGAAGCGGGGTATCGCCCCACACGCTTTGCTGCTGTTGCTCCTGCCCAACGTCGTCGAGGTAGTTGCGCAGCGACCGCAGCAAACCGCGATTGGCGACGAAGTCGAGCAGGTGCTCGGCGATGTCTTCGTCGGCCCAGTTGTACTTGTGCATGAGCTCGTCGATGAGGTCGTTACGCAGGCTGCGCTGCACGTGGTCCGTGCCGATCCATGTCAGTCGCTCCGCTGAACGCTTGAGATCGAGCCCTGACCCCAGACCAGAGATGAAACGACGCAGCAGGAGACGGGCGGCGTACTCCAGCTCCTTCTTCGGGAGCCGCGCGCTCACCTGAGTGCAGTAGGCGCCTGCGTCGATCGTCTCCCACTCATCGCCATCTTCGCTGATCTTGGCGAGATAGAAGTGCATGCAATCATCAGCACCCTCACGCGTGTCATCGGTGAAGACGATGCGATAGGGGTACTGTTCTACGGTGATGTTCACTTGTTGTCCTTCACGAGATAGAGCTTGTCCCGCGTTCGCGTCTCGGCGACGTAGCGGATGCGGTCCTCTTCGTCCCCGGACCGGAAGGAAGCCTCGTCGAGCCACACCGCCGCGCCCTCCGGCGTCTCCAGCCCCTTGGCCTTGTGCACCGAGCTCACCATGAGCTTGCCGGTTGTTTCGGACTCAGAGAAAAGGCTGTCCAGTCGCGCGCGCAACTGGTTCGTTGAGTCGCACCCCTCTGAGAGCTCCACGAGCGCGCTGACAGTGTCCGCGAGCTCATCCGCGCTCTTCTCCTGCTTGGCGATGATCAGGACCGCGCAGCGCCTTTCAGCGTACTCCTTGATCCAACGGATGAACTCTCCGATGTGGTTCTTGCGAGACTTGCGGATGAGCTCGTAGAAGCCCTTGGTCATGTCCTTGCCGCCACGGATGTAGGCAGGGACACCGCTCTTGAGCGCGGCGAGACACGCCTTGGGCAGCGGCGCGTTCTTGCGCGAGAGGTAGAAGTCGGTCGGCTTCCAGTTGGCGGTCATGAAGGCCGAATCGACGGTCTTCACGAGTCCTTGCGGAGCGCCGGGCCTCGCGTGAAAGTCAGGGATGAAGTCGCGGACTCGCGCCGCCACAGCTTCCGGCGCACGGTAGCTGATCGGCAGCTTCATCTCCTTCGCCTTGAAGGTCTTCTTGATCTTGTCCATGGAGCCGGAGTCCGCGCCGTTCCACGCGTAGATCGCCTGCCAGCGGTCACCCACTGCGAGGAACCTACCGTCCTGGTGCAGGGCGTTCTTGGCGACGATGAGCTGCCCTCGGTTCATGTCCTGGGTCTCATCGATGGCGACGCGTCGGAAGTGCCCGGTGGACCACTTGAAGAACGCCGGGACGTACACCATCTGACCGAAGCAGATGGTGTTGGACTTTTCGCGCAGCTTGACGAGCACCTTGCGGGCCCAGGCGACGTACTGCTCGGCAGGCATCGTCCGCTCATCAGCGGGCGCGCACTGAAAGCGGTACATGAGGTCGGTGATGCGCTCGTCAGCCATCGCCGGGTTGTCGTCCGCGACGAAGGCCATGCTCTTTTCGACGAGCTTGCGGACGTCGCTCGCGATGTCAGGATCGATCTTCTTGGGAAGAGTCGCCTCAATGGTGTTCCCGAGATAGTCCACACCATCTTGCGCGAGGTTGACGTCCTTGCCCCAGTGGCGCTTGAGCGTCAGGTAGCCGAGCGAGTGGAGCGTACGGATGTCGGTGTTGGCGCGGTGAATGCGCTTGTTGAGCTCCAACGCGATGGGGGTGTTGAAGGCCCCGAAGAACATTGACTCCTCATCGTCGATCGCCTCGGCGACGCGCTCCAGGACGAAGGTCTTGCCGCTGCCGGCGTAGGCGCTGACGATCCCGTGGCCCGCGTCATCGTCTTGGACGAAGTCGATGATGGCCCGTTGCCATTCGGAGAGGTTCATGGTGTCTTGTCGCACTTATTGATGAGCTTGTCGATAGTGTCCACGAGTGGGATGGAGAAGTCTGCGATCGACGGGTCTGAAGGGTTGTCGAGGGGCGTGACGGCGTAGTAGATGGAGCTCCAGCCGTTCCATGTGTCGATGAAGCCGCCGACACCGGAGCTGACGAGCGCGTTGTAACAGCACACGAGGGCCTCTCTGTTATTGCGGTGCAACTCCTTCACATCTTCCAGCGCCCATCGCAGGATGTGCGCGTGGGCGCCGTACTCAGACTTGGCCGTGGCGTAGGTGTTTCCATCCAACGCTTCGCGTCGAGCGAGGTACATCTACGGCTCCTTTGGGAAGAAGATCTGTTCGAGCTCGGCCAGGATCTCGTAGGTGAGGGGCACGACTTTACGCCAGCCTTTCCACGTCAGGCCCGGGTAGTCGAGCTTGCGTGAGAATGCGCTCAACGAGGCTTGCTGCTCGCTCGTGACGGTGAGTGCGTCGACGCGGTCGCAGAAGTCCTTTTCGACGAGCGCGAGGATCTGCGCTTGGAATGCCTGAGTGTGCTCCCGTGCAGCGGCTTCACGTAGTCGTACCTCCGCCTCCCAGCGCATCAGCTCCTTGTAGTCACGATCGGGGCGCTCTACTTGATACACCAACATCCCGAGCCCGCTTAGCAGGTCTTCGTGCCTGCGGTTGACTCTGTTGTACGCAGCCTGAATGTCTCGCGACTGATCCGTTGTGAGACAAAAAGGCTCTTGCTTTGTGTGTCTGCTCATACTTCCTTCGTGATCGTCAATGTCGCGCTCGTGAACAAGGGGGCCCTCCTCACACCGGTTGAGATGTCGCGCATCGCGGCGGCCATCAACATCCAGGTGCGAGAGCACGTTGCGCCCATGTGGAATACCTTCGCGAACGTGTTTTCAGTCGCGCCCGACGCCAAGCTCCCGCTGGATACATGGAGGGTCTACTTCTACGATCGTCCGCGCGACCTGAATGACTACGGGTTCTTGGGGCGCCACGTCCATGAGACCGAGCGCGCGGTTCCGACTGGGTACGTCTTCGTTGACCCCATTCGCTTGCATGGCGGGAGCGTCTCGGAGATCGCGTCGCACGAGACGATCGAGATGCTCGTCGACCCGTGGGTGAACCTCGAAGTGCGCCGCACGCTCCAGGACAACGTCACAGAGCTGTGGGCGCGCGAGGTGTGCGATCCCGTGCAAGGCATCGGCTACGACATCCACGGGGTCCGCGTCGCCGACTTCGTCTACCCCGAGTACTTCCTGGACGGCGCGGACGGCCCCTTCGACTTCCTTCACGCAGTGAAATCGTCGTTCGAGATCACCTCTGGCGGCTACGCGAGCATCACGCGCATCGAGGGTGGTACGGTTTCACGCCGTAGCGTCTATGGCGTAGAGTATCCGGCGTGGCGGAAAGCCCAACGCCTCGCGTCGAGGCGGGACGCTCGCCCAGGAGTCTCCGTATGAAGCGCCTTCTCCTCATCTTCGCTCTCCTCGTCACCACGCCGGGCTGCGCCGCCTTCGCCTCCCTCGGCGAGGCCATCCGCCGTGATCCGGCAGCGGCCTTCGCCCACCTCGTGCGCGGCATCAACACCGCCGTCACGGCGTCGAACGCCGCCTTCGGTCTGTGGAAGGCCATGAACCCGGGCACGGTCTCCGACGAGGCCAGCGCCCAGTTCAACTCGATCGTCTCGTCGATCTCGCGCGGGGTGCGCGTGGCCGAGGCCACCGCCGACACGATCACCGCGACCAACGCCGAGGAGCGCGTGTCGGCGGCGCGTGACGGCGTCCAGCGTCTGCACGAGTTCCTGCGCGGCCTCCAGGGCAACGGCACCGGTGGCGCCGCCACCCCGGAGATGCAGGAAGCGCTCGCGGCGACGGCGGCGGTCAACGCGCGGCGCTAGGCCAGTTCGCGGTTCAAGAGCTTGACCGCCCGGTACCCCTGCCTTCTGCGAGGCTGGTCTTCATCGGGGCTCCTTCTCTCATCGCCAACTCCTGCGCGGCGGGGCCTCGGGCGGGCAGCGCTTCGTGTTGTCGTCGAGCCACATGACGAACTGTTCGGCGAGCCCACGGTCACAGATGAACGCGGCCATCAGGCGACGCTGCTGAAGCTCGTCGAGACCTCTCCCGTCAAGACGACTGACGATGAGCTCTCCCTGGTCGAACTCGTCCATTACTTCTTCCCGCTTTTGCACGCACGACGGCCTGCGATCTCGTTCGTGTAGATGTCATGAGCCTTGCCGTCAATGTCGCCAAAACAAAGACCGTGGCGATCGCAGTAGTGGCGCAGGTCGATGAGCAGGCCGAGGGCGTGCTCGTCTCGATCGAGTCCGCTGTGCTCAGGCGGGATCGCTTCGATGCGGTCGGCGCCGGCCTCGTTCATGTCCTCTACGTCGCGGGTGGTCACTTGATCCACCCGAGCTTCTTGGCCAGCTCGTAGAGGGTCTTGCCGGCGTCGAGAGCGGTCTTGCCTGCGGCGACGGCCTCCTCGATCGTCACCTCGTTGAGCACAGACTTGACCGTCTCCGGGTCGGCCTTGGCGACCTCGGCCTTGAGGTCCAGGATGGCCTGCTCCTGGGTGCTCTTGCCATCCGAGTTGATGGCGTTGCAGGCGGCTCGGATCAGCTTTGCTTCGTCGATGGGCTCACTCATGGTTGTTCCTCGGAGGGAAAAACGAACAGCGACCCCGCCCGGTGGGGCGGATTGGCTGTGCGTCAGGTTGTGCGGTGGAGGCGTGGGTCAGGCTGTGGCGGGCGTGGAGGCGGGGAGGGGAGACGCGGTGGACGCGGCGGGCGCGTCGTCGGGCTTGGTCGGCGCCTCCAGCGTGGCGGCCTTGGCATCGACGCGGCGCTTGACCGCCTCCGCCGGCACGATGACCTGTGCGTTGACGATCGCCGGGGCGACGTTGACGCTGACGCTCACCACGTCACGCATGGCGCCGACGACCTGGATCGCACCCTCGACGTAGTCGGCGATCATGTTCTCGCGCATTCGCCTCATGTCCAGCTCCTCCTGCGTCGCCCTGCGGGCGGACCCACACAGGAAGAACCCGGCAGCGGCCCACTCGTCGTGGGCGTCGTAGGCGTAGGCCGCCACCTTGCGGAGAACCTTCGACGCTGGTGGCGCGACGCCGAGTGCGCGCGAGCGGGCCTCCTGCGCGATGGCCGCGCAGACGTATCGTCGCCCTTCGAAGGCGACCCCGAGCAGGTCGAGCTCGCGGTTGATGGACGCGACGAGGCCGGAGAACTTCTGCGGGGGATTGGCGGCGAGATTGGAGACGATCGCGGAGGCGGCGCTGATGATCTGTGAGTACTTCATTAGTTCACCTTCTTGTTGATCCAGAGCCATACCAGAACGAGAAAAGCGACCAATGCAGGGCTGATCTTGAAGACCATGTGGTTGGTCCTCCTTTCGTCCGAGGCACAGGACCTGGACATGTTCTTATACCCGAACGCACCTCCGCTTTTGGGATCAGTTTCACGGAGTGAACCTACCCTTCAGGCATGAACGCCCTACTTCAATTCTTCCTCACGCATCACGAGGTGCTCCTCGCCTGGGTCTTCTGGCCGGCGCTGAGCGCCGTCATCTCCCTCGCGTTCCGCAAGCGGACCCCGGCGCAGTGGCACGCGTGGGCGCAGCAGCGCCCCAAGCTCGCGTACCTCGTCGAGTTCGCCAAGACCAACGGCCTGGACATCTCGAAGAACCTGCTGCTGTTGCAGCGCCTCGCGCAGCGTCGTGCGGGCAAGCTCCCGGACGAGGTCTGGGCCGCCCTGCCTGTCTCGCCGGCCGTGAAGCGCGTCCTTCAGGACGAGAAGCTGCGGGGAGACCTCATGTCGCTCATCGAGTCGAAGACCGACGAGAAGGGCGAGGTCAAGCTCCTGGACTGACCAGCGTGTCGTCCAGCAGCGAGAGCACTCGGTCGAGCGACCGCGTCCGCGCCTCATCAAGCGGCAGATTCTTCTGCACGCTCATCCACAGACAGAGAGCCGCGTCCTTGTAGATTATCTCACGGTCTGCATCTGACGCCCCAACCTCCGAGAGCAGCGGTAGGACCGCGCCGACGATGTCCTGTAGGGCGTCCCGGCGCTCATCGGTCATGACGAGGTGGACCTTCTTCGCGTCGTCCAACCAACAGTTCATCGCGCTACGGAGCACGAGGTAGTCATGGTGGAGGTCGGTGACGAGTTCGGCCGAGGTCATCGCCTTGTGGCGGTCGATGGCCCGCCAGAAGAAGGCGGGCGTCGGCCAACGCACCCTCGTGTAGACCTTGTCATCGTGCAGGGCGAGGCCGTCGACCTTGATGTGCAAGAAGGGGTTGAAGTTCTTGAGACGAGGCTTGTTCAAGAGCTTCGCCGCGATCTTGACCGCGTCGACGTACGGGTTCTCGGACTCACTGATCGTGTGAATGTCCTCGTCTTCCACGTAGCAAGGCTTTGTGCGGCCCGTCTTGCTGACGAACACCACTCCGCGTACTGTCACTGTTTCACCCGGTGAAGAATGTTTTCGTAGGGACGGCGCCGACGTACTCGTCGCCGTCCACCTCGAAGGCGTCACCGAAGATGCTCTTCGCTTCAGCCTCGCCGTCGCACCCCTTTACCTTGAGGCGCAGGCGTCCGTCCACGATCAGCATGCGCGCGTGCCCACCCGTTGAGAGCGGTGTGAAGCGCACACAGGGGTGGTATTCCTCGCCTTGCAGCCGCGCGCGTTCGGCGTAGCCCTCAACGAGCTTCGCGCGCGCCAGGAGGAAGCTGTAGTCCGCGTGGTGCATCTCAGGGCTTGGCGCCTTCGCGGATGCCGCGAAGATAGTACTCGCGCGCAGCAGCCTTGGTCCGTTTGAGCTCGTCAGGCGTCAACGGAAGGCCCTCGGCGTTGAACCAGTTGAGCGCCGTCAGCTCCAACGCGAACATGAGCTGGTGCACCGTTACGGCCGCGTTCTGCTTGTTGAGCATCTTGAGGAAGCCCGTGAAGCGGATCGAGGCCCATACGCCCCAGGCCCAGGGGTCCCTCTTGGCCTCATGGGCAACGACATCCTCAGGAAGCGGCGCCTCCGACGTAGCCGACACAGGACTCTTCTCCAGGTGCTTGTACGCCTTTTCGAGGGATTGGTCGCTGCGTCGAGTGACGCGGAGGCTTTCGCTCACTTGTGAACACCCTCGTTGCAGTTGGGCTTCCGCACGTCAGGCTCGACGATGACCATCTTGCCGAGCTGGCCACGCTCCGCGCGACGAGCACCCGGAGGGAAGGTCTGGCCTTCGAGCTCCTGGTGGGGGTAGACGGAGAGCCGCGCACAGTGCCCGTACCACGCGGGCTGCTGCACCCCGTTGACGTTCTTGTGCTGCTGGTCGAAGTGAACGCACTCTTTGCAGGGGAAATCCATGGCCTGATCCTAAGCCCTGCGCGACATGGACACTTCGTACTTGTCGAAGGCCGCCTTCGCACCAGAGAACTTGAGCCGAAGAGTTGAGAGCGCCAGCGCCAACCGGTCCACCGCCATCTTCTGCGCGAGCGCGAGGTCAGACGAGCTCGCGGCGGCGTAGAGCGTGAGATCGCCGAGGGCGAGGGTCACCTTCGGCCCTGCTGGCTCAGTGCGATAGATGCTCTGATGTTCGAGCTCTGCGAAAACATCGCCGCGTCGATTGGCCGGTAGGGACTGAAGGATCGCTTCACCGAGGATGGCGCGGGCGATTGTCTCCAGGCCGAGCTCCGGGTCTGGGCGCTTCACGGCGACGTGGATGTTGTAGCCACGTCCCTCGAAGATCGCGGTGCGCCGTTGCACCGTGACAGGCAGCGCAAACTCAGGGATGAACCCCTTGTCTTTCTCGACCTCTTTGGGTCGGTCGTCGAGGTCGTCGGCGAGCGGGTTCTTCGAGACGCCCCTCATGAGATCACCAGGACGCCTGTCACGAGCTGCGGGTCGCGGCAGTTGAAGTGAACGTGCTCCTGCTCCGTGTAGCACTTGGCAGCAGGTCGCTTGGTCTCCGGGTCTTTTTCGACACCGATCACGACCGTCACGCTGACGATGCGATCACCGCGTCGGAAGGCGTTGCCGCAGACAGGGCAGCGCGCATCGCTGTCCCGAACGTCAGGCTGACCGACAGAGGAAGTGGGAGGCGGCATGAAGATCCTTGGGCTCGCGAGCTGCCGGTTACGGCAGTCTACGTGCGCTCGCTCGTTGTACTCGTCTTCGTTGACGAAAGCAGTGGGGCGACCGTGATGGGGATGCCTGCCGATGCCCGCCACGATCTTCACGTCTGCCGCCCGGTCACCGGGGGCGAAGCGCTCCCGGCAGACCGTGCAAGTGGCAGTGTCGACTCGCGGGGGGACGTCGGCGAAAGAAGAAGGAAGCATCGGGGTGAAACGTACGGGCTAAGACCCTCAGTAGCAAGTGACGCGTGTTTTCACGCGGTGAAGTGATTCAGCCAAGTGCGCCTCGCGCGAACGTTCGCGCGAGGTTCAGGATTCGAGCCTTGTCCTGCTTGTCTTGAAGAGGCAACGGGATCGAGGAGCGCAGGATGCCGCCGTACGCCTTGGTGACGAGACGGGGGTCCAGGCACACGCCGATGCCCATGTCGCCCTGCCGGCGAATGAGACGACCGAACCCCTGCGCGAGCTCGCGGGCGGCGATGTTCACGTCGAACGCCGTGAAGGTCTGGTAGCCGATCTTGGTGTCGTCCATGCCTTGCCGGCGAAGATGCTTCTCGTACCGCTCCTTGCGAGCAGTGAGGAGCGTGTCCCCGCGATTCGGGAAAGGCAGGCGGGGGACGATGATCATGCGCAGGCCCATGCCCGGGACATCGACGCCCTCCCAGAGCGCCTTGAGCCCGATGAGCACCGAGGTGCGGTCCTCCTTGAACCACTTGACTGCGCCGTCGTCTGACTTCTCCTGAACGCCGACCCGGTAGGCTGCGCCCTCGTACTGGCGCAGCGCATCCGCGAAGCCTTCGAGGTCTTCCCGCGAAGCGCAGAGGATGAAGGCTCCACCACGAGAGGCTTCGAGCAACTCGTGCATCCGTGCGCCCATGTCCTCGTACCACTCGCCCATCGCGATCTTCGCGTCGGTCTTGTTGGAGGAATAGGTGTCCGGCTTGAGGGGCGCCTCCCGGTCCACGTAGAGCACCGAGCATTGCTTGTAGTCGAAGGGAGACGAGACGATGTCCTTGGCGACGAGATCGCGCTCCGAGAGGCCGAACTCCCGCAGGGTGTACTCGAAGCAGGAATCGAGGTTCTTCCCCGTAGCGATGGTCGCGCTCGTCAGAACGACACGACCGACTTTCCGCAGCGCCGGGGCGACCAACGGACCGATTTCGATGGGCGTAACGTTGAGCTCGCTGCCATCGTCCTTTCCAAAGGCGCGCGAGACGTAGGTGAGGTACTCGATCCCCTCGGCCGCCCTCGGGAGCGCGTCGAGCGTCACAGGATCGTACTGCGTCTGCGGGTCCGAGAGGAGAACCTTGCAGAGCTTTTCCAGGCGAGCCACGTTGGCGGCCGTCGCACGGACTCGGGCGCGTTCACGCGCTTCTTCAGGAGAAAGCTCGCGCTCCTCCTCGCCCTCATCGTCACTCTCTTCAGCGCCGTCGGACCAGAGACCGAAGTCGATGAACTGCGCCTTGATGTCTTCGACTCGCTCGTGCGTCTCTCGGAAGAGGTCTTCGAGCGGCGTACCGAGGATCTGCGTACGACCGGGGCGCGTGTCGTCGAGCCGCGAGCCAGTCTCTTCGTAGATCGCATGCAGATCTGAAGGGAAGTGAAGCCGGGCGTCGACGCGCATGCCGTTCTCGATGAAGCGTGCTTGCGCGGGGTGCCACCGGAGCGTGTAGGCGCTCCGAAACGCCTCCGGCGCTTGGTGAGCTTCGTCGATGATGACCATGTCGTACGGGCCGAGGATCTTGCCGCCACCCGTGGAGAGGTCGAACGCGAGCAGCGCGTGATTGACCACCAGAACCTCTGCGTTGCGGGCGTCCGCGATGGACGTGAGAAATCCGCACTCCTTGCGCTGCGGGCACTGGTGCTTCAAGCACTCATTGACACGGATCGCGTAGTCGAAGGGGACCGGCTCGCCGAACTCGGCGATCTCGTCATAAGGCGTCGACCCTACCCACGCCGCGAACCTCTCGATCTGCTCGGCGTCGAAGCGCGTGTTACCGCCCGCGAGAAATTCGGTCAGGCGCAACTGACAGACGTAGTTGCCCTTCCCGAGCCGCTTGCCAAAAAGACGGGGGCGGACCTTCTCGCAGACATCGTGCAAGTCGTGCATGACCTGCGCCTGAAGGGTCTTCTTGCCGGTCGAGTAGATGACCCTCTTGACCTTGTCGGAGGCCACCACCGGGACGAGCGCCCCGAGGCTCTTGCCGGTACCGGTGCCGGCCTGAATGATCGCGACACCCTTCTCTTCGGCCACCTTGGCGACGTAGGTGGCCATTCGGATCTGGCCAGGGCGGGCGCTCTTGACGAGGCCGCGCCCGGGCTCTTCGAGCCAGACAATCGTGGAGGACATCAAACTCCCTTTCACTGCGTGAACGTGCGGCAACAACAAGTCCGTTGCCTCCTACACTCGTTGCGCGTATTAGCTTCTACCAGAAGCGGAGGAGTCTTTCTACACATGAGCAACAGACCCCTGATCACGGCGGGCGACCTCGACGACGCGGACGAGCTCGCGGCGCGGTTGGTCGGCAGCGACAAGACAACCGAGAACAAGCAGCGACCTGCGGAGGACGTGAAGCCGACTGAGGCGGCGCCTCTCCCGAAGCCGCCTGTGGAGGGCATCACGCCAGAGGCGTGGGCCAAGCTCACCCCCGATGAGCAGTGGCACCGCATCCTTCAGCAGTGCAACCTTAGCCTGGAGGACGCGCGAGCGATCCAGCTCGCGATCATTCGCAAGGGCTACTACGCCAAGAGCTACAAGCTCTGGGGTGGCCTCGTGACGGTGACCTTCCGCACGGCAGGTCCTGACCACCGTCGGCGCGTCCTTCGGGCGATTGAGCAGCTCCCGTCGCAGGTCATGAACGACACGGTTGACATCGTGCAGAACCAGAACGACCTCGCCGGGTCGCTCGCCGCCTTCGACAACGGGGAAGAGAACATCACCTTCGAGTTCCCGCCTCGCGGGCCTGACCCGAAGGTCGTCGACGATCTGCACGCCAAGCGCCTCGCCTTCGTGGGCACGATCCCTGAGGAAGTGCTCCCGCACGTCCAGCGGGTCTTCGCGCACTTCAAGACGATCAGCCACGCAGCCCTTTCCAACGGGGCCGTAGGGTCTTTCTAGCAGCCCCGGCAGGGATCAACGCCGCGACTGCCCTCGCCCGGGGCGTCGTGTTGCACCCTCCGGGGTCGTTTGAAGACATGGTCCTCCAGGAGTCTTTCGTACGAGAGCGTAACCAGCGCGTGCAACACGCGTCGCTCCTCGTGCACACGTTGATGGCGGTGGCTCGGGTGATCGTCTCTGAGAAGCCTGCGCAGACGTACCCCGCTGCGCTCTCAGAGGTTGAGCGCATGCTCGCGCTCTACGAGGCCGAAGTTCATCAGGACTTCTACCGCCCTGACGTGCAACTCGCGGTGCAAAATCGGCTCGCTCGCAAAGCAGCGGCCGATCAGCGGAGGAACCTCCTTGACGCGAGCCTTGACGCGAAGATGTCCGCGCTCACGTACACGCCGCCGACGTAGTAGACTTCGTTTCAATGCCTCCCCCATTCAACCCGATGCAGGACGCCGCTGGAGTCCTCCCACAGATCGGCCCGTCACCGGGTTTGTCGGGGGTGAGCTACACGCCCCCGTCCAATCCGCTGATCTTCCCTGGGCAGATCAGCTCGAACATGGCCTTTGGCGGCCAAGGGGGGTTCGGCGCTGGCGTTTTTCCGACGCAGCAGTGGCAGACATTCACCAACAGCCCGATCATGACCCAAGGCCCCACAGGGGTCATGATGCCTGGGATGCAGTCGGCGCCGTACAACCCGTACGCGCCGATGGGCCTCGGGTCGATGTTCCCGTCGACGCCGCGCCTCTATGGCCCCGCCGTGCCACAGCCGCCTCCGGCTTATGCGGGACCACAGGGGAGGATGTCACCGTTCTTCGGCCCGTCGCCCGCGCCGTCCTACTTTGAGACGCCATTTCAGGCGCTCCAAGGGCAGGAGCAGGCCACGCAGGACAGGGTCTTCCGTGGTGCGACAAGCACGGCTGGACTCTTCGGACGCCTCGGCGCTGACGCAATCGGCGGTGCCGTAGGCGGCCTCATCGGTCGACGCTTCGGAATGGGCGGAATCGGAGCAGCCGCAGGCGCCGCTGCGACCGAGTTCCTTGGTGGCGGGCTCTGGGGCCAGAACGCGGTCATGGACCACGTGATGGCTCCTGCCGTAAACCTGCGTGCCTACGGCGCGGGCATCGAGCACAGCTCACGAGGCTTCGTCAACGGCGGGGAGTTCGGACATCAGTCGGGCAGCGGCCTCTCGCACATGGCGTCGCTGCGTACGGCGCGTATGCTCGAAGACCTCTCAGGGTCCAGCCGATTCCAGGCTGACACACAGGAGAAGTTCAACCGATCTGACGTGATGAAGATCTCGCAGCTCGGAGGGCGCGAGGGGCTGCTCAACGGCGCACAGAGCCCTGATCAGATCGTCTCTCGTGTTCGCGACCTCTCCAAGAGCCTCTCGGTCTTCATGGAGCTCGCCAACGAGCCTGACGTCCAGCGCGCCATCGAGACGATGGGGCGCATGCAGTCTTCCGGTCTCAACCTCTCTGAGACCATGCGCGCGGTGGGCAACGGTCGCGCGTGGGCTCGCATGGCGGGTACCTCCTTCGAGCAGATGTCGGCCGTGGGCGGAGCGCTTGGGTCACAGACCTACGGCGCGATGGGGCTTTCACAGGGTCTCGGCTATCAGGCCGGCATGGGGAACTACGCCCTCGCGCGTAGCGCACAGCTCACGGGGGCGGTCTCCCCGCAGATGATGTCGATGATGGGGGGCCACGAGGGGCTCTCGAACCTCTCGAACATGTTTTCGGCGTCGTTCCTCCAGATGCCGATGCTCGCGCCGGGCATGATGAACGGTCGCGGCGGCCTGGACCTCGGGCGCATGCGTGGGCTTATCGGAGGCAGCGCGAACGTCTTCGACATGCCCGGCCATGGTGTCGGCGCGCTGTCGGGCATGACCGGCTCCATGGGTATCGAGGGTCTGGGGCTTGCCATTGGGGCACAGCCGCTCCTCCAGGACACCATCGGTCGTGCGATGGAGGCGCAAGGACCGTTCGCGAGGCGCGGAATGGAGGACCGCCAGATCATGGGGTTCGCCAACCGGATGGGCCACCGAGGCGCGGCGGGCTTCATCATGGCCGGGCAGGCGATGGGCCTAGATCGCACGCAATCTCTTGCGAGGGCGCAAGAGCTTGGGTCTGGCGACTACTACGACCGACAGCACGACCAAGTCGAGTCGCTTCGTCGTGAGCGCCGAGCCGTTGAGCTTCGCAACATCGAGGCGCTCCGTCCTGGCATCGGGGATGATATCGCCAGCGAGAGCGCAGTTTTCGGCGCAGGACGCCAAGGCTATCGAAACGCGCGCGAAGGTCTTCGACAGGGCTACGACTCCCTTGTTCACGGAAGCCCGTATGCGGGAGGTTCGCTCGGGTCAGTTCAGTCGCGGGAACGCTACGAAAACTACACGCGTGACAACGTCGATTCGCTACTGCGCAACCCCGTTTCACGCGGTGAATCGAGCCTCTCTTGGGGTTCGCGATTCCAAGCCGATCGCGCGATCTATCAAGCCAGCGGTGCGGCCGGTCTCCTCGCGGGCGCTGGCTCGGCGATCAGCGCGACCTTCGGCAGCGACGCTACGAGAGCGGAGGAGATCCGCAACATGCAGCGGCTTGGCCGCACCGGGCAACGGCTCCTCTATTCGTCCAATGACGAGGTGATGGCCGCGCGAGGCGCCGTTGGTCGTGACGGCGTGGACGAGAGGATGCTCACTGGGTTTGGCATGCACCTCGGCAATGCAGCCTCAGAGGCGCAATCAGGTCTCGGCGGTACCGTCGTCGGTGGCGCCGCGAACATGGCCGTGCGGGCTGGCGTTCGTCATTTCACGTATGGCATCGCTGATTCCGGCAACGTCACGGGCGGCAGGATCATGTCGCAGGCTCAGATCCGTGCGGCGTTCACCCGCTCTGCGGCCGAGCAGGGTTGGGATCGTGGCCGGGCTGATCAGTACTTTGACGAGCACAGCAGCCAGCTCACCCAGGCGGCTTCGCTCGACGCCCGTGCCTACATGGACGAACGCGGCCTCGCTCGCATGAACGACGCGATCCAGATCGGGCAACGCTTGCGCACGGGCGGCGGGTCTGACGTCGAAGCAGACGAGCGCAGGGTCTATGGCAGGCTACTCGGTGACGGCGCAAACGATGTCTACCGCCGACGCGCCATGGACACGCTCTCTGACACTTCTGAAGGCGTCGGGCGCGGAGAGACGCAGACGCGCAGCCGGAACGCGCTCACGGTCATCAGGGCGCTCCAGGCGCAGCGCCAGTCGACAGGTGGAGGCGAACAGGGGGAGCTCGCCAACCGGCGCATCCGCGAGGTTCAGGAGACGCTCTTCCGCAACGGGAACCTCTCGGAAGAAGAGAAGAACGCGTTTCGAGCGCAGATGCAGATCACGAACAACGCGCAGCGCAACGACAACGCGACACAGCGCGCAGGCGCAGACATGCTCCGCCGCAACGTGAGCGGGGCGCAACTTCTTGACGATCAGACCGCAGTTGACACCGGGAGCATCTCACGACGCTATCAGCATCGTCTTGGCCTCGGCGCAGAGTCTCTCGCGCAAGAAGGAGGATTCAACGCTCACCTTTACGAAGGGGTGACCGAGCAGGACCCGAGCCGGCTGCAACAGAACATCGCGCGCATCGCCGGTAATCAAGACCTGCTTTCTCAGGCTAGCGGGTCGCAGAGACGCCTCATCGAGGCCGCGAATCGGGGAGACCGTTCGGCATTGAGCCAGCTCGCCGGAGCGGCCGAGCGACGAGGTCGAACCGGGGAGAGCGCTGAGCGCAGGTACAACAGCACTTGGTACGGCCGCCTCTTCTCGCTCGACCAGTCGGTCTTCGATGACAAGGAAGACTTCGCGCGGCGCGAGATGGCGCGCGGCACCGGGTCAGACCGTGACGCTTCACGCAGTGAAAGCGCCATCAATGACACGCAGAACGAGGCGCGAGGTATGGGCGTCGGCGGACAGATGGACCAGCTCGCCGAGGTCACACGTAATCTACGTGACGTCACGAGGCAGCTCGCCAGCGTGGTCGAAGGGAACAGCATGCAGAACCTGATGGGAGGCGGCTGATGAGCGTCAAGCAACGTGTAGCGCTCCCGAACGGGGTCGAGCTTGTCGGTGAGACCGTGCACAACGTGATCTCGAACTTCCTCAAGGCAAGGACGCCTTCAGTGACGATGCCTTCTACCTTTCAGCTCGCACGCCTCGTGACGGGTGAGCTTGGGCCTCTCGTCATGGTCGAGGAGGAGAAGTGAGCCGCTCTACAGAGGTAGGACTGCGCGGACAGTTCAACGACGACATCAAGGGCGCGACGCCCTTGTACGCGATCAATGAAGGTCTCCGTCGTGACGAGAACCATCGGGATACTCTCGCCAAGATCTTCATGCGAGTCGACCCAGGCGAACGCGACACGTTCTTGCGCTCGATCGGTGACTCCTTTGTCCAAGAGCGACTCGCTCCTCAGGTGACAGGGCTCAGGGCGCTATCCGTCGCTGAACCTGCGCCGTCTGGTGACGCGGGGCAGCGAGAACAGCGCTCGAACGCGAGCACCGGCTACGTCGACTTCTTCCTTCAGAGCGCCGTGCATGTCCTGCGCGAGAACTATCAGGTCGCGCCAACCCTTGAGGGGAACTACGTCGTCTACTCCTTCGACCAGGAGCCGCCTGTCTTCCCTTACTCGGGCCTGCTCCTCAACACGCGACAGGACGATCAGGCGACGAACTTCTACCGCCTGTACGTCCACATCCTGCGCCTCGCGCAGGTCGCCAAACGGCAGAAGGTCGTAGCCCTGCGGTATGGCGCCTACATCGTGCAAGGGGCGATGGTGAACATTCAGCTCGGGCACAGCTCCGAGCTACAAAACAAGGTCGATTTCAGCTTCCAGCTCCTCGTGCGGGAGATCCGCATCATCCACTACGAGCAGAACTGGAAGCCAACGGTTCCCGCCTCGGACTTCTCGGACGACCCGAACGCCGCTGGCCCTGCTCGGACGGCGGCTCGTGAGCGCACGACGACGGCTGTCACTGCTACCACGCCTGTGAACGCCGAGCTCTCGGCAGTGCCGGCGCCAGTCGATCCACGCACTGTGTCTTCACCACCGACGGCATCACCTGAGCCCATCGTCAACCCCGCTCCGACGCCTGCGGCAACACCTGCTACCGTACCCGCATCTGTTCGCGTGAACGCGCGACCTGAAACCGTCAATCGCCCGGCTGCAACACCTCGCCGCAGTGGAGCACATACGTGAGCCTATCTACAGCCCTGCGTAGCCCAAGCCCCGACAGCGTCGGCATCGCCGTTGACGCGCCTGTGACCGTGACCGTGCAAGCTACTGCGGAGAATCTCTCACGCGTCAACATCTACATCGACGGTGTTCTCGGGTTCGAGTACGACAGCGGTTTCCACGTGTTTCACCCGCCAGAGGTGCGCGGCACCGCCACGACGTCGAACACGCTCATCGTTGTCACGCTTCGTCGTCGGCGGCACTTTTCCCCTGGTACGCCTATTGTCGTCAGGGTCGTGAGCACTGGTACCGTAACGCCTGAAACGGTATACGAGACGCGCTTCTTCTCGATGCTGCCGGCGAGCTCACTACGTGATCAATCTTTGCGTGACATGCGCGTAGATGCCTCTTTTCCAGCGTCATGCCACTCCCTTGAGATCTATCGCCGGTCGCTCCTCGGTGCGTTCGGGCAAGGGAACGGGTCTTTCCAAGTGGCCCTTGTTCACCGCGTGAAACGCTGCCAACTCGTGTCGTTGCTCCCTGCGCAGCAGGCCACGGTGCACGAAGCGATCGATGTCCTTCTCCCGACTGAGGTCGCCGCTGTAGACGAAGTCGACGCAGTCGTAACCGGATTCGCCTTCCTTTGGCCGCGTGCGCAAGAAGAACTCCTGGCGCTCAGCGTCGCGCCCGAAACGGTTGAGGTCGTCGCACGGTCTCATGACGCTATGTACCCACAAGAGCGTGTCGGCGCCGTGTGCCTCGCGCTGCTGCTCGCGGTTGAGGCGCTGTCAGTGTAACCTTCGGGGATGGCCAACGACCCGACCGCCGCGCGAAGCGGCTCGGTCTTCACGACAAACCCGGCCTATACCGGGGCTTGGATCTGCTACATCAACCGCATCGCGGTGCCGATCCAAGGGTTCAACGTCACACACGGCGTCTGGACCATCCCCCAGTTTCAGATCCAGCTCGTCCCCGATGTGACGCTCATGCGCCTCGGCAACGAGGACCTCGTCGAGGTCGCGATCTTCTACCTTGACCAATGGTTCGACCCCGAGCACCCGAAGTGGTGCCTCCTGTGCGACGGCGAGATCGTGGGCTGGCAGTTTCAGAACACGCCCAACGGCCGGGCGATGAGCTTCGACTGCATCGCGCACATTCACATCTTCCAGCAGCTCTACTTCTACTTCATGTCCTCTGTTGAGGATGTGGTCGCCGGGCAAGATCCTTCGCTCCAGGCGAGCGGCTTTGTGACGCAGGGGCTCTCCTATCCGGCATCCCTGTTTCATCGTGGCCTGCTCGTTTCGCAAGCAGACGCGGACGCGACCAACAACCGCAACACGAACGCGTCGCCCAATCCGCAGGAGATCATCAAGGCGCCCTTCGAGTTCGTCTACAACGTGATCCGTGGGACGATCGGCAAAGAGGTGCCCAACGAGCGGCGCGCGCTGCCGATGATGAACTTCTTCGCGAGGCATATCCGGCAGACGAACTTCCACAACCGGTGGGTGCGTCTCCCGATCTTCGAGGACCGCGAAACGCTGGCGGAGCGCCGGGGAGTCTTTCCGATCTTCGAGGCCGCTCGCAACGACCAAGCGCTCTTGGCGATGCAGCGCCACACCGCGTCTCCGATCGCGAACTCAGGGCCTGTGTGGGACCTCTTCCAGCACGTCTTGCGCCTTGTGCACATGGAGATCTCGATGATCCCCAACCCGGCTTGCGTCCAGGTGGCGCTCGACCCGGAGCAAGACGGCAAGATCCTGCGTCTGCTGGAGAACGCGACGTCTCTCGTCGATATCCGCAACCCCGGACAAGCGGCCCGCGTCGAAAACCGTCGAGCTGCGCGGCCTGCGCAGGCCAATGCGCTTGATGAGCGTATCGCGCGTATGGCGATCGAGTTCGGGCGAGAGCCCACGGTTCGCGAGGTGCAAGACCAGATCGGACACACGCGGACAACGTCTACTTTCGACGTCGGAGACGGCGCAGGGGGCCGTACGACCTCACAAGAGGAGAGGGTCACACAGAGCACGGCAAGGGAGGCGCAGCAGGCGATCGAGCATTACCGTGGGACGCTCAACGCGTTGCCTCACGCAGATCGTGACCCTGTCAATCTACTCTCCGACCAGGACCGCGCCGCGAGCGAGACACACGAGATCACGACGTACGACGTCGCCATCGCGCGAGCGGTTCAACGGGACGGCAGGCTTCCTCAGCCGGACGAGAGCGGCTTCTCGGTCGGTATGATCAACCATTACCGAGAGACACTCTACCGAACGAACCAGACCCCTGCGGGGCTCGCGGACCTACCGGCACAAGGTCAAGACGGTAGCCAAGGGATCGCCGTGGTGACGCAGACTCGCGTCGGCGCCCGCGTCCAAGCATTCCGTGCGGAACAAGCACGTGTCCGTGGTCTGCACGAACAGCAAGCGGAACGTGAGAGGCAGGACCGCGTCAACCAGCAACCTGCGTTGCAGGGCGTGGATCCGCTGTCGCCGGTGCGTCTTGCGCAGTACAGCGTCAAGCCGAAGTTCCTCTTTGGCCAGCCTCCTGCGTGCAACGTCATCTACCCCTCCATGATCGATTCATGGGCGTTGACGGAGGACTACAAGGCCCAGCCCACCCGCGTCTACATCAACGACTCGGTCATGACGCGCCTTCTCCGCGCTGACGGCACGAACCGCGAGCTGATGCTGCATGCGCTGACGGTCGGCTATCCCGAGGAAGCCAACGCGGTGATGCACCACCGCATTTCAACAACGACCGGGGCCCAAGCGGCTGGGTCGCACGAGACCGGGAAGAATCTGCTCATCTGGCCGCGCGAGTTTTACGAGGGCCCCAAGGTCGCTCGGATGGAACTCTCAAGCTGGTTTCAGACGTTGATCCAATGGCGGAACAACCGTGGGGGTACGAACACGGCACCCGCAGCAGGCAGACCACCTGTCACAGGGGGTAGTACACCCGGCACCGGGGGTGGTACACCCGCACCGAGCAACATCCCGCCTGCGGGTGCCGCACGGCCTTCGAGCGGACGCTCTTATCGCAACGGGCGACCTGACGCGTATGCGAGCGAGTACCGAGCGCGCAATATGACGCGTTGGAACGGCGCCGAAGGGGCAGAGTTCCGCCGCCAAGCTCCGATCTTCTTTGGAGGCGGTGTGGCCCCGCAGCTCTTCATCGGATTCTCTTCAGGGGCGGACCAGTACGAGAACACCCGGACCAACGTGCAGCACACACTCGAAGCGCACTTCATCTGCGTGGGACTCCTCGGTATCGAGCAGCCAGAAGTGGGTCCTCTGCCCTACCCCTCTGCGAATCCTCCGGCGTGTCCTCACGGACGGAGTTCCCCCAACACGTGGTTTCTTCACCACAGCAAGCCGAAGGTGCGTCAAGCGCTCGGCGGACACAACGCGCCGCTTTCGGAGGGCTCCTGGCGGAACCTCGACGCACAGCTCGCGATCGGCCTATCGAACCTCGAAGGAAAGCGCCGCTCGGTAGTTTCTGCGCTACAGGCCAAGGGCATTCGTCCCGTCGGCGGAGACGACCCGTGGACCCTGATCATGATGATGATGGCGTGGTCGACGGGCGCCGCAGGCGTCGCGCACCATGTTGGGCACTTCGCCCGCATCCTCTCGCCGCTCAACGGCGCACAACGGTGGGGTGCGTTGGTGCGCGCGCTGTACGAAGCAGGCCAGCGTGGGACCCTTCCTTCTGGCCCGCCGAGGAGCCACCGGCGAAACCCCTACTACTCGCTCATTCGTGGCATGCAGAAGGTCGAAGCGTGTCGGCAGGTAGCGCTCTCATCAGGCAGCAACCTCTCGTTCTTCGACGACGGCATCAGCAACAACGAGGAACGAGGCCAGATCTACGACGGGCTCGCACGACTCGCGTATATTGGTGACGTGGGCCAAGTCGCGAGGCAGGGGCGCGTGCAGGTACAGGTCCCCGCGACCGCGCCCGTGCCTGCCGCTCCAGGCGCTGAACGCCGAGAGGTGTCACCTGTCCACGATCGTGACGACCCCGGGGGTGCCGGCAATACCGACGCGCAGACCACTAGCCCGCCTGCGACGCGTGTCATCGAACGGCCGACGGCTGACAGCGCGCAGACGGTGCTTCCTGCGACTGGCCTCATCACGGGCACGACGACGTCAGGCGTGCCTCAAGGTCTCCGCGCCGAGGTAGACGTCGCTGCGTTGGCTGGCGAGACTGACCCCTTCGCCAAGACCTTCTACCTGTACGCGCAGCAAGCCTACTTCGACCAGCGATACGCCGCGCGTAACTCTGCCGTGAACCTCCGCTTCAACCCCTACGTCGTGGCGGGCTACCCAGGGGTCGTGTTCGACACGCAGCGCACAGCGTTCCACGTCGTGGGGTATGTTCACCGAGTGAATCACGCCGCGTCGATCGGCCCTCCTGGGTCGATGCAGACGAGCCTCACGTTCACCGCTGTTCGCACCTTCTACGAGTTTCTCGCGGATGTGCGACAGGACGCAGAGCTCTTCGCGCGCCGGGTTTCGTCTGCGCCCGCCGAGATCATCCCTGAGATTCGTGAGATCATCCAGGTCGAAGGTCCAGCCACTGAGTACTACCGCCGCCTGTTCTACGGCGGCGCGGACACGCCGAGCGGAGAGCCGGCAGCGTTCAACTTTCAGCGTGCCGTGGGGATGGACCGAGGGCGGCAAGGCATCGTCCCCATCGAGATGAGCGAGGAGACGATTACGCGACGGGCCGTAGTTGACCCCGACGCCCCGCAGCCTGTTGACTCTGCGGTTGTGCGCGAGCTCGACACCACAATCCGCGCGCAGGAAGCTCTCGTGCGCGAGCTTGAAAGCGACAGCGTCGTTGACGTCGGGCGTGGCATGCGCAGCAGCAACACGTCGGGCTTGCAGGAAGCAAGGACGCAGCTAACGGAGCTTCAGCGCAGGCGGGAGGCGCTCATCCGTGGCGCACAGGACAACGCGCAGCGGCCCTACAACCCGCAGGTTGTGTCCACGACATCAACGCGCGTGCGCCACAACATCGAGCCGAACGATGAGTTTTCTCCACTGCCTGACTACGTCAGCGCCTTTGAAGAGTACCACAGCGCGATGCACCGGGCAGCTCGGCCCGTCTGCACGCTGGAGCAGTACATCCGCTTCTACTATGGCGGTCAAACCATCGGCGCGCTCGAACAGCAGGGTATCTTGCGTGATCCTGTAACGACATTCGCCTACGCCGCCATCGCCTCCAATGACGTGAGCACGTCAGGTTCAGAGACAGGCACGCCCGTAGAGAGGCCCTCTGCGCTCTACTGGCGGACGATCGGTCATCTGCGCCCAGGTCCCGGACCGAACCCGAGCCCGAGCGAGCGGGGGTACACCGACTCCCCGGTGTCTCCTGCGTCTGACATGGCCGGTGTCGCGGAGGACTATCCCCAGACGCGCGCCGATTGGGAGCAGTCCTTGTTCGCCTACGCCGACCGGGTCCGTAACATTCGGTTCGAACGATGAACACTTCACTTCCGCGCGACCAGGACTTGATCCTCTGGGAGAAGTGGCACAAGTCACGTTCACAGTTCGACCTCGAAGCGCTGATGAAGCAGATGATGCCGGTCATCCGCAACTACGCGCAGCAGTACGCGCGGCGCGTTTCCCCGGTCGCGCTCGACTCAGAGGCCAAGAAGCTCGCGCTCGCGGCGTTCGAGTCGTATGACCCTTCACGCGGCGTTCTACTCTCAACGCACCTCGTTGCGCGGCTTCAAAAGCTCTCCCGGCATGCTTATGAGCGGCAGAGCACGGTCTCAATCCCTGAGCATCAGCGTCTTGACTTCAATCGGATCAACCGCGCCAAGGCGGACCTCGAAGATGAGTTTGGCAGGCGTCCTACGATGCCCGAACTCGCCGACCATCTTGCGCTTCCGATCCCCCACATTGAGAAGATTCTGGGTAACGTTGGGCGCAAGGAGTTCATGGAGTCGGGGGAAGGTCCGACCTTCCAACAGGCCAACGACGACGACCTGATCCACCTCGCGTACAACGACATGACGCCGCTACAGAAGAAGATCTTCGAGATGCGGACGGGTTACAACGGGACAACCATGCCTGACACCCGGAAGATCCGCAAAGGCGCAGACATCCTGCACGAGCTCAACATCACGCAGGGTCAGCTCTCCTACCAAGTTCAGATGATCACGCAGATCCTCCAGCGCGCGAGCCGGCTGCGGTGACAACTGGCGCTCAAGACTTTGCCGCCGCGCTGACGGCTATCGCCACAGACCACGCGCGGTCCACCGCCTACTACGGGAACGCCCGTGGGAGACCCGGAGCAGGTCGTGCTCGCGTCGTCTCCTCCGTGGGCTTCATGGAAGGCGTAAGGCTCGTCCGGGTTGCGCCGAACGCGACCCACATTTCACGCGGTGAAGACCGGGTGATCAACCGCGTCGTTGTGCAGCTTTACGGACTGCAAGCAGACGCTGGTGTGCTCACCAGCAGGGAGCCGGAAGACGTCAACCGCGTGCGTGATTACGACGGAGCACACGTTGTCACGGACGTACTTGAGACGGGAGTGAAAACTCTCTCAGCGCTTGAACTCATGCTCGGCGAGCGGGGGCCTGCTCGGCATTTTCTCATTGGTCGGAGCGGAGACCTCTACATCGGCGCTGTGCTGGACGATTCGACCGACCCCGCTTACGAAGACGCTGTCGTCATCGGACTAGAATCCGCATGCGCTGCGTCGCGTGAGAGCTACGAGGCACGCGCTGTCACCGAGCTCGTCGAGCTGCCCCACTCACGCGAGCAGATGGACACCTTTGGTGTGCTCCTTGCGAAGCTGCGCGCGGCGTATTCGACGATCGAGCGCGAGGTTGAAGATCCTGCGGTCCCTTTGCTCACCAAGCACAACTTCACCGAAAACGAGTGGAGAGGCGTCTCTCCGTTTGATCACACGCTCTCGGATTGGGCCTCCGTCGATGCAACGGGCAGCGCACTAGACCTTGACCCCGCGACCGAGGTATTCGACGCGCCCGGCGCTCGCCCTCGTGCGGCTCGCGCGGTCGCGGAGCTTGCGTTGGGGGAAGCTGACACCGTCGGCGCCCGTAGTGAGCTCCTCTCACAATATGCCGTAGCCGCAGGCGTAGATCGCAGCTCAGCGATGCAGGCCGCGACTCGGCAAGAGTTCTTTGTGCAGCGGATTCACAGAGCGCAAGCTGCTACCCAAGAAGCGAGCGCCGGGGCTGCTCACGTGCAGGCTGCCGCGCAAGTGCAGACGCTCGTGCCGCCAGCCAACATTGCCCCATTCGTGTACGACTTCGCGACAGGTCGGTGGCAATCGGGGCGGCAACTACCCTTCTGACCGATGGGTCGGAAGTCTCTCCACCTCAAACTTGTCGACCCCTCTTCACAGGGGCCTGCCAACGTGTTCACGTTCGGCACGCCGTCGCTCCTCGTCGAGGGCAAGTACAAAGCGTTCGGCCGATGGCTGCACATCTTCATGACCCCCAAGGGGTCGGACCCGTTGGACCTCTCTGCGGGTACTGAATTTCCGCACCTCCTGGGCTCAAACATCTCCGATCCTGATGAGCTGGAGACGCAGCTCCATCTCCACGTCGCTGACGCCACTGAACAAGTTCGTGTCTTGCAAACCGGAACCAACCTCGCGTTGAATGAGCGCGTCCGTTCGGTGACGATTATGCAGTTCACGGTTCTTTCCCCGGGACGGTTCGAGTTCTGGGTAGACCTCCAGGTCGAGTCAGGCGAGATGCTTCGAATGCTCATCCCCTACGCACCCGGGTAACAATGGCCGACCACGAACTACTCCAGCGAGACGTCCAAGAGTCCGTCCGGTTTCTCCAAGCGTTCTTGGAGGTTCAGGAGCCTGAGGTCGATTGGACACCGGGCAGCCCTGATCACGCGGTCGTGATCAAGGGCCAGAGCTACCCTGTCGCACTCCTGCGTCGGATGATCGACGGGGTGCGGGCGAGGCAGTCGCTCTTGAACCTCCGTGACGCAGTCGAGACCGCAGACGTCGTCGACATGGCTGACGCGCTGCTGGCGAATCTCCTGGTGTCGCGGAGCCAGGGGAAGTTTTCGCGCGGGATCGCCGTCGTCGAGTTTTCACGACGTGTTGATCAGCGTGTGCCCCGTAACGCTCGGTTCTTCAAGGGGACCGCGCTAGTTTACTACCCGGACTATCCCGATGACCTCCTGGTCTCTGCGTCCGACATGAGAGTTGTGCGCGGCGCTGACGGGGCAATCCTGCACTACAGCTTCCCGGTCAACATCAAAGCCGCACGCTCGGGCCGGGAGTACGACCAGCCCGAAGGACCCTTCGACGCGGTCGACCCCTTCAGCCCGCACCTGCTTGGCGCGACCAACTACGCACCGCTCACGGGCGGGGACAACGTTCAGTCGACAGCCTCCGCCATCGACGCGGCGGGTGACGCAATCGCCGCCCGCACTCTCGGGTCAGGACGTTCCAACGCCGTAACGCTTCGCGAGGTCTTCGGGGTTGAGCAGACCCTGACGATCGGGCGGGGCGACCCAGAGATGTCGCGTGACCGCGTCTCATCTTCTGTAGGTGCTTTCCACATCGGCGGCTGCGCGGATCTCTACGTACGAGCACCTACCCGGTTGCTCACGACGCGCAAGCAGATCGGCGCGAGCTACGCGAGGCCCGACGGCGTCACCTCCGTCTTCCGTGACACGTCGCCGCCCGGCGGGGTCTCTTTTACTGCCGTGAAAGTCACACCTGGGGACGTGCTCTTCATTAGCGCTGGCATCCCTGAAGCTCCCGTGCAGCACCGGGTGAACGCGGTGAGGTCCACGGAGGTGGAGATCTCGACGCGTACACCCTTCAGCCGTCCGACGGACGAAGGCGCTGACCCTTCGATCGTCTACTCAATCGGGAACAACTACCCCGACTACAACAACAAGGTCACCACGAGTGGTGTCGCGACGACTACGGCGGACACGTCACGGGCGCTGCAAGCTGACAACAAGGTTGTTCTGTCTGGTGGCCCTGTCTACAGGATCACCAAGGTAGAGCTCCTCTCCCCCATTCCGTCTGACCTCGCCGGGTACACCGATCCTGTCACAGGGCGCGTCCCGTTCCGTGTACGGCAGAACACGCCCCTGCTGCCTGCGACGGCGTCCACCGTGCTTTTGCCCTACCGCGTGGAGGTGCTGAACCCCGGGGAGTCACAGTCAACGCGCGCAGTGACGGTCCTTGAGGTGGGATGGCCGGGGCTCAACCTCAACGGCTCAACGCTGGAGATCGAGTATGAGACGATCGCCGGGTTCGACACCGTGGCGGCTTACGCCGATTCTCGCGACAATCCTCCTGCTGGTGGCGACTATCTCATCCGCAGTTTTCACCCGGTGTACGTCGGGTTCTCGGTCCCCTATGCGTTGAGGACTGACTCCTCAACGGCTTCCAGGATCGGGCGCCTGCTGTCAACGACGCCTACGTTCAACGCAGCGTCCGCCACGACGGACCTCGTGCGGTTTATCTCGAACTACCGCAGCCTGGACCCGATGGATGTCTCGGGTTTGACGACCCGGCTTCGCTTCACCAATGAGGGTGGGCTCGCGACCGTTTACGCATTCCGTGTTGTCTACGACCTCCTTGCTCCCGATGGGAAGGTCTATCGCTACGAGACCACCGACAAGGTGACGATCTTTCCGACTGTCGACGACGGGGCTGTACTGCTCAACCCTGTTGAAGTGGGTCTGCCTGCGACTGGCTACCACACCGCGCTAAAGCACCAGCTCGCGCGCCTCGGCGTGTCTGATCGTACCATCCGATACCTCGTCGCGCCGGGCGCGATTGGGTTCACCGCGAGGGCCTGATGCCAGTCTTTCCGCAGGCAGACCAGAACTTCATCCACGGCCTGTCCGACTTCTGGTCGGTGTTCTTCCGCGACAGCGGAAGACTGCGTTCGACATTCTCCGCACAGCAGATCCAATACGGGCAGCTCTACCTCGACCTGCTTGATGCTGTTCTCGGCGTGAGCCTCGACCATGCGCCGCTTTATAGCCGCAGATACTTTCGTGACTTCTACGTCCGTGAAGATCGGCTCCTGTTCATCGAAGGCGCTTCACCGGCAGACGACCGATGGGTCTACGCCCCCGAAGAGCGTACTGCTGCCGTGCCTTGCTTGATGAACCGCGTCATCGCTCCGACGAGCGTCGTCGAGAGCCCCCGAGACTACGAGGTCAAGGACGACGCCATCCACTTCCGAGAAAATCCGCTCGACGCGGTTCGTTACGCGCCCTTCCCCGTGAGGTCGGTGGATGTGGCGTTCGCGGCAGCTCTGTCTGGCGACTGGGGGGACGCGCGTCCTGGCGACAGTTTCCAGTTCCACGTTGCTAACGGCTCCAAGGCCGTAGCGACGGTGCGCGCGCTGCAAGGAGGTAAAGTCCTGCTTGATGTAGCTCCACCAGAGTTTGCAGCAGCGAGCGAGGCTGCTGTACCTGCTGCTACAGCCCGTATTGTGCGTGAACCGTTCGACTACCGGCAGACCGGCACAAAGATGAAGCGCCCGTCTGCCGTGGTTCCGATCACGGTCACCCCTGTCGCAGGGACGACCGATCTGACGGTGGCCTCGCCTGACGCCGGATGGGTCGGCAAGTACATCTCGTTCTATGACCCGGTCTCTCCACGCAATTCAGGCTTTCACTGCGTGAACTCAGTCGGAGTCGGCGCAGTAACTCTCGACGCACCCGCTGACTTCGACGCAAGCTCGCCGCTCATCGCGTACCTCGTGACGCTGCCTGCTGGCGCCGGGAGCCCTGCGGGCTTCGAGCTGAACCACGCCAACATCCGAGAGGGGACGCTGCGCGTGCAAGCGACCCGTTATCACGCAGTCGGCGCCGCATACCCTGCGGGCGGTGTCGTCGTTGAGGGCGTTGATTACGAGGTCAACTACGACACCGGGCGAGTGTACTTTCGTACGGCCTGGGACCCCGCACACGACGCACAAGCGTCCTACGAGTGGGACCTCGTCATTTCGGAGGAGACTTACACAAACGAGGTCGTACCGTTCACGTTTGACGTTGTTTGCCCCATGAGGGAGATGGCCCTTTGGGGCTGTGACGTGCTCGTGGACCGTGACGTTCTTTACCGGAACTTCGGGTACCTCCTGGGCTTTAGGCGCCGCACGAGCGACGCGTACCGCGCCTTCCTCAAGGGTGTAGCGCGGCTGTATCTTCTCGGCGCAAGCGCGACTCGCCTTGAGACTGCGCTCAACGTCATGTTCGACCTGCCTGTCGTGCGCGAAGACGGGGAGGTGCTGCTCGCCTACGACGACGGCGTACATGCGTCTACCGCAGACGGCTACGGCGCCGTGACGGACGGACGCGAAGGCCGGGACGGCGTCCTGGCAATCTCAGGGGCGACGTTCACTTCGGTTACGGGCGGGTTCTTCGCCGCTGACGTGGGCTCAACGATTACGCTGAGCTCTCCGACAGGGTCGCGAGAGGTTGTGATCACAGGCGTGACTTCGGCGACAACGGTTACCATTTCGCCGGCCCCTACCGCGAACGAGACGGGTGTGGTTTGGCGCTATACCCACGCGCTGGTCACCCGCCGCTTCACGGTCACGTCTTCGACGTTTGCCTTCGAGCAGGACGACATCGGAGCCGACATCGAGATCAAGACAGCGACGAACAGCCGCAACAACGGCACGTATCGCGTGATCGCGGTGGAGAGCCCTTCCTCTGTCCGACTGGAGGCGTCGTGGGGCTTCATCGACGAAACCGGCCTGGAGTGGCGCATGACTCGTACCCGCGAGCAACGAGTCACTACGTCCCGACGTACCTACCGGCTGCCATTCTCTGTGCCACCTTCCGAAGCTGTCGCTGACGCTGGCAACCTCGGGAAGTACACGTTCTCTGCCTACGAGGTCCTGACTGACGCTTTCGTGGTTGAGAGCGAAGACATCGATCCTACGTGGTGGCATCGTGTGGCGATTCCCCCTGAGCTGCTCGACCTTGATGACGAAGTCGGAGAGGCCACACGCCGGTACGTGTCTTCCCTCCTGATCGAGCACAAGGTCGGGGCGGTTGATGCGCCGTACTGTGGTGACCCAGACCTCTACGTAGGTCTCGACGACGAGGGCAGGCCCGGTATCAAGCGGGCGGGGTCCGCATTCTGGCCCGGGGGCTCATGGCTGCTCGTGAACACCAGTCCCGGCGTCACGGCCCGTGACGTTGGACAATACATCGTCGTCGATACACCAGGGTTCGCAGGGCACTACGAGGTCCTAGAAGTACGCAACGACAACACGACCGTACGGCTTGACCGATTTCCCCCGCCGGAAGCGCACGGCGTACCTGCACCAGTGAGCTTGTCGGTGCGACTTCCCGATCTGCTCTTCCGTCGAACAGTGCCGTTCATCCTGATGGACCGCTTCCTGCGGCGCCACGCCATCTCCATCAGGGTCCACCCAAGCATGGCGCGCAACGTGTCTCTCATCAATGAGGCCGCCGCGCTCGTGCGTGAAACGCGACCCGCGCACATCTACGCATTCATCGAGTCATCGACTGACCTCGTCGACCGTCTTTCACTCGGTGAAGACTTCGACGTGGGCCTTACCGCCACCATGACGGAAGGCTTCGGCGTACCCGACAACATCATCAGCGCGCCTGACGACGTACTCCAGGTGAACGACGCCTTTACGTACGTCGACGAAAACTTCTCCGTCGTTTACCCAGGCGGCTCGTACACGACGACGATCACACCGACCGCTCCGGTAGGCTTCGTACTACCGTACAGATGGCTGATCTTCTTCGCTCGTTTCACCAATGCCACGCACACAGCGAGCGGCTACACGCGCCGTCTCACTGAAGGGGTGGACTACACGTTCAACCGGGCTACCGGCGAGCTCACGATCTCGCAAGGAAACTCGGGCACGTTGACCTTCTCGGTCAAAACGTGTTTCTTGCGGACGCGCGGCGTTGGCGACCCCCTCCTGGGCTTTGAGACGTCTCTCAACGTCGGCGGAGAGAACCCGATCGGCGGCTCCGTGAGCGCCTCTCCGCAGATCATCGACCGACCCCTCTCGATTAGGATTACCTGACGATGAACAACCGACGCCTACGCCGCATCGTAGACACGTTGCGGATGCGCGGCGACCTCTCGGTGCGCCTCACCAACGTCAAGACGGGGCGACAGAAGGTCATCACTGTCCAAAACACGATCACCTACGCTGGGATCGACTCGCCCCTGTTTCTTTGGGCGCCGGATGGTGTCTCGGCCGCTGACTACGCGTTCAACTCGCTCTCGGTCGGCTCGAACGGCACCCCGCCCACACGGGGCGACACCTCGATGCACGCGCCGTTTCTGTCGATCTCTGTCGCCAACGGCAGCCAGAGGATCCGTAGCGCTGGGCAAGTCGAAGTCCGCGCCACGATCAACCCCGGCACCGCCACGGGCGAGACCATTCGCGAGTTCGGGATCATCCTCGTCAACAACAGCCTCTTCGCACGCCAGACGACGCCAGATATCGAGCTCACCGGGCTCTTCACTGTCGACGTGCGCTGGCGACTCACGGTGGCAGCAGTATGAGCTTCTTCGATCAGATTCTCCGGTTCAAGCAGTCGTCTGACACCGGTCGCGACGACGCCGCGTCGGTACAACCGATCGGGAGCGAGACGCTCATTGCTCCTGTGCTCAACCGCACGACGGAGCATCTGCGCAAGCGCACGGAGCGTGTGCGCGAAGCGGTTGAGACGCTCTTGTACCTCGCGGACTATGACCGTGGGCTCGTCCTTCGCTCCAACGCGAAGTTCCTGTTTCACGCAGAGGGCAGCGGAAGGCACTCTCTCCAGATGGTCGCGGGCACCGAGGACGACCTGTGGGTCTACCCGGCCCTGACCCCGGGCCGCGTGAGCGGTGGTCGGCACAAGGGCGGCCGAGTGTTCGTCAACGGCCTGCCCTACGCAGGCGTGTACCTCACCAACGACATCACCTTCGCGGTCAATTCGGACTACGTCGGGCATCGCGGTTACGCCGACGGGAAGAACTACGACGGCGGTGGTGGCAACCTCGCGATCACGCTCGGAGCCAACGGCTTCACGCTCGCCCTCGTGGCGGACCCTGCGGCAGCGGCAGGTACGATCACGTCCACCATCTCAGGCGCTCCCAAGCGGGAGATCACGATCACCTACGGGACGCTCACGTCCAGCACGACGATCGATCAGGTCATCGCGTACGTGAACAACCCCGCGAACAACTTCACGGGTGAGACCTACGGACCTGCTCGGTTCTTCCGCGCGAGCCGTGACCCTGCGACTTCCGGGTCGGCGGCACCTACTGCGTTCACTGGCGGCGTCGTGCGCGGCGCCTACGACGCTGAGGCGCATCAGGTAACGGCGGCGCAGCTCGCGGCGTTCTTCGGTGTCTCGGACAACCAGCTTCGAGAAGGCGAGAGCCTCGCGATTGCCTACGCCCCTGGTCCCGTGGAGACCGGGATCTCGGTCCCGAAGGGTGGCAGGCGGCAGTCGCTGTGGGACCTGCCCACAGACCGCGCGGGTACCGTGGTGCAGAACACGACTCCGAGCGTCGGGTACAACCTGATCAACACGGGCTTCGAGCCGCACAAGATCCCTGGCGCGATCCCCATCGGGAAGATGGTCGGCAGCGAGTTCATCTTCGTCGATGGCACTCGCATCGGGCTGGAGAAGGAGGCGTTCCTCGGCGAGAGCACGACGATCTGGGACCGACTCGCCGCGATCGCGGCCAACGTCAGCGGCGCTCGAAGCATCGGCGTGGAGTACTCCGAGTACTTTCATGCGTGGACCGACGACGACAACGAAGGGGCCGGGTACAAGCGCGTCGGTAACACGACGCTCATCGCGACGCTGAACCAGCTCATCGAGTACTACGGGCGTGTGACCACGAACAACTCCGGCACCCGACGCATCGGCGCCGAAGCCCTGACCGGGACGACGACGGCGCAGAACGCCGCGAATGTCGTGAGCCTCGCCGCAGGTTCACTGCGTGAACAGCTCTTGGCTGCTCTCTCCGCCATCAACCGACGAGTGAGCGAGAACGGCCACTACATGGTCGGGGCCTCGCCGCTCGCAAAGGTGTTCGGCGCAGCAGGACAGCCCGCGACCGGGGCGATCTTCACCCTCGGAGAGCTGCACGCGCCCCCTGACCTGATGAACATTTCTCCTGCGGGGGTGCACGAGGCTTCGTCGCTCACCCTCCAGGCGATCGTCTACGCGAACCCTGCTGACCTCAGCAACGACTTCTTGGGCGAGGGCGAGACGTTCGCTTTCTCTTCCAGCACGCAGCTCGTGGCGTCCATGAGCTCGACTCGCTTCGGGAACGTCGCGGCGAAGCTCCCGATCGTCAACATCGCGCTGACGGGGAAGACCGTACCGCTCATCTACGCGAAGATCACCGGCCTCACAGGGGCCGCCGACGCGAGCGACGGCCTGTACTATGTGTCGGCCTACAACACCGGCTCGAAGCTGCTGACGTTCCGAAAGAGCAACGGCGCGACGCCCGACTTTACGGGCATGAGCGGCAACGTTGCGGTCACGCTCTACTCGGTGGTCGCCGTCGACAACGACTGGCGCTTCACGCGCTTTCACGCGTTTCAGTTCAGCGGTCCTGGCACGTCCGTGAATCCGTGGGCAGTGTTCGGCGCAGCCAGCAATGACGCACGAATGCTCGAAGTCTACACGCCCAACGGTGGCGGAAGCGGGGCTGGAACCCTGCGCGCCCGCTTCTACCCCGACAGGATCGAGTACGCGCCGTTCAACACGACCAAGACCACGCTCTCGCTCCTGCACACGAGCGACTACGCCAAGCTCAAGGGGATTGAGACAGGGACGCCTGTCGACGCCACCGACAACCACCACCACGGAGAGAAGCTCACCGGGCTGACGGTGGTCAATCCCCCGTCTGTAGTGAACGGTGGATTCACGGGGTTGAGCACGGCTTCGGCAGGCACAGAACTCACGGTCAGCACGCTCACGGGGCGCTTCGTCGCTGCGGTGGTGATCTCGTACACCATCACGCTCAAGCCGACTGCTGGGACGGGACATTCACCGACGAACACCCTTCACTCTCTCGTCTTCAAGGACCAAGACGAAAACATCCTCGCGACCGTGTCGATTTCCTTCAAGGCTGAGACGACCATGGCGTACACGTTCTACGGGCAGGTGGTCCTGCCGTTGCGCAACAACCACTACTTCGTGCAGAAGTCGGCGCTTCCTATCAACATCACCGAGGCCGACAGCACCTACTCGTTCTCCTACATCGCCAAGGAGTACGGGTACACCTGACAGGCACAGTACATCCGTAGGCCAAACAAAAGGCCCCGCCCGGGATGACACCCGGGCGGGGCCTTTGTCTGTTCACGCAGTGAAGATCAGTTCGGTCGGATCTCGCAGGACTCGCCAGTGCAGTACTTCTCGTCGACCTCGTGGGTGACAGCGCGGAGGTCGAGCGGCTGACACCGCGCGGCAGCGTACTCGTACTCCTCCTTGGAGATCGGGATGTACGGGGCTTGCGGGTACCCGTGGTCGTCGAGGGGCAAGAAGGAGATCGCCTTGACGCGGTGAGCGAAGGCGGCGATGGCGCGAGGGATGTCCTTCGCCTCGTGCGCCTTGAAGTTGATGGTGTTCGACACCATGTTGTCGCTCCAGTACCCCTGGATCGCGGCGAGGAGTTCGAGCTGCTCCCACATCGAGACGTCGTTGGCGGTGCGACGCGCGTTCGGGTCATGGACGGGGAAGTAGATCACCAGGGTGCGAGGCGAGTAGCGGTCCTTCTCGACACGGTAGCCCTTGCTACGGGCTTCCTTAGCGAGAGCAGAACGATGCTCGACCCGGATCGTGCGGAAGTAGTACTCGGCCGAGGGCACCTTCATGCCGCCCTCCTTGCCGACGAGGAGAGGGACCGACCCGCCCGGCTTGAGGGACGTGACCTTGATCGACTCGTTGCAGCCGAGCCACTGGCTGTAGGTCTTGTCCCACCGACGGACCTCGTTGTAGCCCGCGTCCCACCACCGAATGCACTCGGTGAGCCCGAACCGTTCGTACATCTCGAAGACGCCGATCATCGAGAGCCCGATGCGGCGGTTGCGCGTCATCACCCGGTTGGTCTCCGGGTGGTTCGTAGGGAGCAAGGTGACGGCCTTGCAGTACATGTACGCGAACTTGATCGTGTGGAGAAACTCCTCCAACGTCTCGTGCGCGTTGGGGTTCAGCTCTCCGAGGCAGCAGAGCTCCCGGTCTTCGAGCGGCTGCTCCATGCAGGGGTTCGCACCCGCCACCAGCGCATCGAGCCACCTCTCACGTGGGGGCAACATTGCCCCCACGCCCGCCATTCGACCGTACGCGCGGATGTTCTCCATGAACCCGACGCCCGGCTCGCCGTTCGCTGCGATGCGCTCCCCGGTGGAGGTGAAGTCATTGGCGGGGCGGCAGAGAACGGTGTTGTTCGAGGCCCATCGATGCGTGAAGAGTGGATGAGACCAGTAGGCCGTCTCACACGCCGCCCACTCTGCGTTCCGCCGCATGATCTTCTCGGACTTCGCCTTGGCCCGATCGATCTTGTTCTGGAGGTTGATGAAGCGCTCAGACGCCGCAGAGAACCCCTTCTGTCCGCTCTTCCAGCTCGCGATCTGCCTCTGGAGCTTGGCGGCCTCGGGCGTCTGAGCCGTCAACTCGGCCATCTTCTCCTTGAGACGGCGCGTCTCGGTCGGGTCCTTGAGGGCAGCGAACTCTTCGTCCCCGTACTCCCCCAGGAGGATCTCTGCGCTGCGCCGGATGTTGCCCGCGACGACGCAGACGCCGGTCTCGTTGACGATGTCTGCGATGGCCGTCTTGGTGATCGGAAGCCCCACGAGCGGGGCGAGGATGCGGTCCACGGCATCAAGCAGGCGCTTGAGAGGCCCAGGGCCGCTCGACGTGCCGCCGAAGGTCTTGAGGATGGCGCCTTCGCGGCGGATGCCGTCGAAGTCCCAGTCGTCCGGCATACGGCACTTGCCGGCGTAGGCGTTGAGCTTGGTGCGGTAGGCGTCCACCCAGCCTTCGCGTGAGTCCTCGACGCGGTAGGTGCCCCCACCCACCTGGGGCGCGTGGATGACGACCTTGCCGGCGCCTTGTACGTCAGACCCCACGCCCACGCCGAGCATGAGGAAGTCCATGATGGCGCAGAAGGGGTCGGCGAAGTCGGCGTCGATCGTCGCCGTGCTGACGAACCCGCAGTTGTTGAGGACCGCCGCGCCCTTCTTCTCGACGACAGGGGTCCCGGCGAACTGCATGCCGCGACCGGGGGGGAGCCACTTGAACGCCCAGAGGAGGCGGTACATCTCCTCGGACTTCTCCTGCGCCTCCCGCTCGTCCCAGGCGTGGTGGTTCGCCTGAGCGGCACGCTTGAAGACAGTCCAGACGAACTCCACGACGCGGCGCGCAGTCTGCCAGAACTCCTCGCGTCGGACCTTGAGCTTGCGCGCCTCAGCACGAGCCGTCGCAGGGCTCTTCCCGAAGTCGCGAATCAGGTGTTCGACGAGCTCAGCACCGCGCAGCTCGCGCGCGTAGGTGCGGACGTAGACGACCTTGCCCACAGGACCCCATGCGGGCTCCTGTGTCATGTACGGTCGGATGAACGCGTCACTCATGTGGAAGCGTTCGCGCGGAAGAAAGCGGATGATGTCAGTCGACGACTTGCCCCGGCTGGGCACAGAACCATCAGGCATTCGAGATCCTTTGTGTTCAGACATTGTCACGGTTGGTGGTCTTGCGGAGCTTCGGCGTCTTCACCCTCGGCGTCAGGATGTCGCGGACTACCTCAGCTTCACAGCGGCGGGGCCCTGGTCCGTGTACCAGAGCACGCGAGAGACGGGCGAGAGCGTATGCGTCTGCGGCGTTATCGTCAGTACCTACATCAACACCCCAGTGCCGTTTCACGGCGTGAATCAGGTCTTCTGCGCGGCCGTTCCCATCCGCGAAGAGCTTGAGCTGTGACGGCGGCACGATCGTCGCCTCTACCTCCCAAGCACGTGAAGCAAGACATCTACAGACCCCGGAGATTTCTCCGAGGTCAAACTCGCGGTGCGTGCTCGCAAGGCTTGGGCCCTCGATTGCGCACCCGACGATGTGAACATCGCCGACGTTGTCGACGATCCATTTCTCGATTGACGCGAGGCGTGCTCCGCCTCTCAACGAGCCAGTACGAAGTGATCCGATGAACTTGCGTTCGCCGTTATCCCACAGCACCGCAAGCCCTGGCTGCTGGAGCGAGGAGTCAATCCCAACGAACGCGCGCCGTCTCATCGAGGGACTCTAGGATAAGGGCGTGCCCCATGTCATCCGACTGCGTCAAGAACGCTCCCCACGGCGCAACGGCTGGTGGCTCTCGCAGAGCATTGCGCGCGATCCGCCTGACGTGACGTCGCCAGACATCTTCGAGCCCGCGTTCGTCGTTCGCGACGTTGGCGGCCGGGAGTTCTTCGAGCGTGTCGCGAGCATGAACGACCTCGTTGCGCTCTCCGAGAACAGGCTGAATCGACTCGACCTGAAAAGCGCCAACGGCCACGACTTCTTCGGCCTCGCACAGGCTGGTGACATCTTCCGTGTCACCGGAGCTGACACCGATCACTGGGTTGAAACTGCTGCTCCGTACAGCGACAGAGACTTCCTCATCGCGCAGGTGTCAGCACGCGCCAATGGCGTTGGCGTCAACGTACTGTCCGGGGGCAAGGTAGTGCTCGCTGGGTACCCCTTCACTCGCCACGATGTGGGGCGCTGGTTCCGTCTCCAAGGGATGGTAACGTCGGGGTACAACGGCTACGCCCAAGTGCTCAGTGTCGACGGTACCAACGCGGTGACATCTATCGCTGTCGTTTCACCTGAAGCGGCTCCTTCAGCAACGTGGAGCTTCCCTTGGGTGGAAATTCAAGACGAAGCAGGTAGCGGGGAGCTTCGCTATTTCCCTGAGCGCCGAGACGGGCTTACATGGGAGCTACGCCGTGATGTTGCGCTGATGATCTCTGGCACAGGCGGGTCTTCACTGCGTGAACGCCCTGCCGAGCCGTTGTTTCGAACGAACCGATGGGGTTCGCTGGAGCCTTCCCTCCAAGACGCTTTGGACTTCGGCAGCACCACAAAGCGAGGGCTTGAGCTTCTGCGAGACGAAGCGGTTCTTCATGGTTTGCCGACGGGCGGCGGGCCTGTCGTCGTCATCACGGACATTGGGTCATGAGCAGCAGGCTTGAAGTTCGACGAACCGAAACCTCCGACGGGGACGACTACGCGGTCGAAGTTGAAGTCGTATCCGCCACAGGTATGCCGACGGAGCTCTTGGTGTACCGTGGCGAGGTGTTTGACCACGTAGCCTCACTGCGGGATCTGCTCACATATCCCCCGTCGGTTGAGCTCGCGCGTGCGCTTGGCCAAGAGTTTCACCGTGCCTCATCGGTTCGGCTCGTCTACAAGTCGCCCTCTGAGGCGCGTGAAGCTGGCGAACACATCGAAAGCCGCCTCTCAACGACACGTATTCAATACGACGCCGCTCAGCCCCCTGACTTCGGCTACAACGCCGTGACGGTGTACCCGTGAGCAACCCCAACGCGCGACAGATCCGCCGCCTCGTCACCCTCGCAGGGGGTGTCCAGAAATTCGAGGTCGCAACGTTCATCACCGACAAGGGAGACCTCCCTTTCAAGGAGCTCTTCGTCGTCACGGTGACCAACGCCAACGACCCGAAGCAAGACGTCTACGCGCGAGTGGCAGAGCCGTTGGAGTTTCGGCATGCAATCGTCGACGGGCCTCGGTACGTCAAGGTCGACTCTGGCGATGTGACAACCATCAACGGTGATACCTTCGCCCGTGTCGTCGACATCGAGGAGTTCCTCTCCACGCCGACGAACCGTGAAGTCGCGGTTCGGCAAGGACGTACGACCTACCTCACGTCGTCTATCGTGCTCTACTACGACACGCTCGCAAGCGCAGACGCTGCTTATCGTCAGCTCATCGATCGGTTGTCGACCCTCACCGCAGAATGGCGCACCGCAACTGGAGGGTTTCTCACGACACCCTACCAGGACTACTCCCTGCCGGTCACAGCAGGGAGCGTCGAGGCTGAACGCGTAGCCGCATGGAAGGCAGCGCGAGACGCGCGCGTTGCGCTGGAGGCGACGCGAGACGTCGCGGCGGCGGAGGCCGGCGCCTGTGAGACGGGCTGCGCGTCAGACAGGATCCTGTATGACTTCCTCGTCGCCGATACCCTCTTCCTTCAACGGGCCAAAGACCACGTCACCACGCTCACTGAGACCGGGTCGGCCAACGTCAAGACCTTCGTTCTGAATGGATCGTCTGCCATCTCTTACGAGACGCTGCTGGCGCAAAAAAATGCGCAGCTCGTGACCGCAAAAGAGAAGGTCCTCGCCTGTGAATCACGCTGCCGTGAGCTCTCGCAGACCGCGAACGATGCACAGATGCGTGTCGACACGGCACGTCGCGCAGAAAACACGGCGCTGGCTCGTGTTCTCGACGTCTGCCCGACCTTCGTCCCGACAGCCTAGCCTTCCGTACGATGGCCACGCACGATCAGTTCCACGATCCGGCGCACGCGCGCCTTCGTCACCTCCTGGTTGAAAACCCGGAGGCTGCGGAGTTCCTCAAGGAAGCCTCGATCGAAGACACCGCGCCGCCGCTTCCTCCCGGAGCGTACGCGTGGCCCGAGCGCCAGCTCTTCCCGGTTCACACACCTGAGCACGCCGCGCTCTCCGCGCTCTACGCCAAGGAGGCGAGCGACGTGCCCGAGCGTGTGCGGCTCAAGATCGCGGACGCGTGCGACGCGCACGAAGTGCCGCCCGCCATCAGCGCGCCACCCAGGACCAAGGTGGCCAGCGTCAACCCACAGGAGTGCATCTTTCCCGAGACCGGGCTCTACCCGGTCACGACGCCTTCACAGGTGAAGACCGCCGAGATGCGCCTGCTCGGCCAGATCACCAAGCTGTCTGCGACGACGCGCGCCGAAGCGTTCGCGCGCCTCGCCAAGGCGGCTGAGTTTCACGCGGTGAAGTTGACGCCTTCGTCCTATCAGCTCGCAGGCAAGACGGCCTGTGACACGCACATGCTCTCGGATCACCTACGTGCGCGCGCCGATGCGACGCGAGACCCGGCCCTTCGCGCCAAGTTCGCTTCGCTCGCGGAGGCTGTGTCGAGCGATGGTGCGTCTCTCCGCGCCGAGCCGACGCGCATCAAGGTAGCGGCGACCATCGCGCGGCTGGATCGTGACGCCGGGTTCGACAAGACCTACGACAAGCAGTTCCTCGACCCGATGCAGACCGTGCACAACACGACCAAGGTCGCGAGCGAAGCGGTCGAGATGGGTGGCCGCGCGTTCTCTCCTGATGACTTCGCCCGCATCCCGGCGTCGCTCTACTCGGACGCTCTCGGGCCAGACATCCTCTCCGCCATCGCGCCAGGAGGCAACGTCGACGCCAAGCAGGCGTCCATGGTTCTCGCGACGCTGCCTGCCGACCTGAAGCGTGCCTTCGCCCGCTCTGTGACCGCCGCAGGGCTCTGACATGGACCGGGACGTCCTGCGAAACCCGGACGCGGCCGTATCAGCGGCGTGGAAGGCCCTCGTCCACCTCTTCGGGCCTGAGGTACAGGACTGGGAACCTGATACCCTGCACATCGAACTACGCCGCAGGGGTGTCACGCCTACGACCGAGCTCATGGGCAAGCTCCTTGCGGCGCAAACCGTGGTCACGACGCGCGAGTGGTGCTCAAACTACGAGGTGCTCTTCGCCATCGCACTCGCCTGCGACGGCGTGCCTGTCGAGGCTGGTTTCCCACAACACCCGACACCGGAACAGCTTGCGTGGGCGGTCAACGAATGCTCCGCGCTCAGCGGGCTCAAGCTCGTGGATCTGGAGAACCACGGCTTTGACCCTGACGAGATCGACCCGGCAGTCGCGTGCGTGCTCATCGACGACGGTTGGCACGTCGCGCCCAAGGAGCTCTCCTTCGTCGACGACGTCATGGAGCGCATGACCTTCGTGGATGATGGCGAGGCGACCTACCCAGAGATTGTCGCGCTTCGTGACGCTGCATCTTCGATGTCTCTCGTAGACCTGGACCGAGCAGCGCGCGACGCTGGCGAAACCGCTGCGGGCGTACAGCTCACACGGCTCTTGGATCTCCGCAGGTACATCGAAGGCCGCGAGACCGCGAGAGCCGCTCAGTATGATCAAGCAACAAGGTAACACCGTCTACGCGACCCGCGCGAAGTACGCGGAGAGCCTCATTCGGATCGAAGGCAAGCCGCTGTCGCTCGCCAACTACCCGATGTTCGAGGCGATCTACAACGGGAACTACGACAAGACGGTACTCCTGACCTGTCGGCAGATCGGCAAGTCAACGACGCTCGCGACGTACGCGACCATCGACTCGGTCACGCGCGACTACTTCAAGACGTTCTTCATCGCGCCGACCCAGGAGCAGACCCACAAGTTCTCGGTCGACCGTGTTGCTGCCGTCATCGAAGGCTCTCCGATCATCAAGGAGTACTTCACCGACGCGAACACGTCCAACCGCGTGCTGACCCGTGAGTTCGCGCACACCCACGCGAAGCTCTACTTCTCCTACGCCTCCGACAACGCCGACCGTGTGCGCGGCGTCACGACCAACCGACTGCTGTTCGACGAGGTCCAGGACATGCTCCTCGACGTCGTGCAGCCGGTGGCCCAGGAGTGCTACCGAGAGATGGATGAGCAGTACGAGATGTACTGCGGCACGCCCAAGACGATGGAGAACGGACTCCAGCACCTCTGGGTGGCGTCCACGCAATCGGAGTGGGTGATCAAGTGTGACGCGTGCGGCAAGTACAACGTCGTGCGCTCAGAAAAGGCCATGGGGCAGTTCGGCCCCATCTGTCAGATCAGCGGCTGTGGTCGGTACCTGAACCCGCGCAATGGGCAATGGATCGACATGAACCCCGGGGCTGAGTACAAGGGGTTCCACGTCTCGCGCATCATCATGCCGCGTGACGTGCCCGCTGCGTGGGCTCCTGACTCGGACGGGCACAAACGCGCACTGGAACGTTGGAAGAAGATCTGGCTCCTCCTCAACGGGAAGAAGCCCCACCCTCTCTCGATCTTCCGCAACGAGGTCCTTGGCATCTCGGACTCCATGGGCCGGCGCCTCGTCACAATCGAGCAGCTCCGTGAAGCGTGCACGGGGCCGGCGATCTCCCTCCGCCCAGACCCTACCGCCAACATGAAGGGCGTCAGCAAGGTCGCCGCAGGGATCGATTGGTCTGGTGGTGGGTCGGGCCTCACTTCACGCACCGTGCTCGTCATCTTGGGGTGGGTGCCGGGGCTGGGCAAAGCTCGTGTGCTCTACTACAAGATCTTCCCCGGCACCCACCCCGTCGACGAAGTAAACGAGATCTACTCAGCGCTTTGCTTCTACACCAACTGCACGCACGTCTGCGGTGACGAGGGCGGCGGCAACATGCCAACCGACATGCTCCGCAAGAAGTTCGGCTCCGCGCGGCGCATCTTCAAGGTCAAGTACGTCGATAGCGACAAGTACGTCGAATACAACCAGAAGACCGGGCTCTGGAATCTCAACCGCACGCGATCCATCGACCGCGTGATGATGAGCCTCGGGCACAACCACGACTTCCAGTTCCCTCGTGACCTCAAGACGGACAACATCGCGGAGATCGCGCAGCCATTCGAGGACATCCTCAACGAGTACGAGGAGCTCACCGGGCCGAACAAGGACACCAAGCGCTGGCGCCATGCTCCGACCAAGCCCGATGACTTCCTGCACGCGCTGAACTACGCCGACATCGCCCTCAAAATGGCGACGGGTGACTGGGACCTGACGGCCGGGTGATCAGCGAGCCTTCTTCAGCATCTCCTGGTCGTACTTGATCTTCGCGTGCAGCAGATTCTCACACGCAGCCCCGAACGCCCTCGGGTCACCAGCCTGTAGCGCGGCGCTGATGCGATCGATCGCGAACGACATGCGCCCTGCCTCTACGAGGGCCTTGTCGTACTGAGGTTCTTCCATGTTCACTCCGTGAAAATCAGCCGGCCCTCACCTTGCCGTCGTCATCGACGTAGAGGTCGTAGTCGCCGTAGACGCGGGCCGCGTCACTGAGCTCCTTCCCCACATCGCCGAGGCCACGATCCCAGAAGCCGGCGCCGTGACCATTTCGGGTCAGGAAGAAGTCATGACCCGCGTACTCTCGGGTGTGGTGGTTGTAGTACTGTTCCAGGAGCTCGTCGTTGGCTTCCTGAAAGTCGGCGCACTCGCGCTTCATGGCGAGCAGCGTCTCAGGCTCGACGTCCTCGACCTCGTACCCGTCG